CTTCTCGATGCTCATCGAGGAAGCCTGGGGCATTCCGCTTATCCAGAAGATGATCGAAGCGATTGTAGAGTGTCTGGGGATGGACATCGAGAAGTGCTGCCGCTTCCTCCGTTGTCCTGCCCTGTAGTGTTTCACGTACCTGATCTTCGGTCAGGTCCGCCTTATCCGCACGCTTCCAGAATATCCCGTACATCCGGCATATCTTCCGGATCGTCGGCTCAGAGATACCAAGATCAGTCAGCTTTGCTTTCGGATCTGCGGCGGCTTGCCGAACCTTCTCTATCATGGTTGTATCATGACATGCCGCGTCCTGGAGACGATGGTAGTGCGCGTGAGCTTTCTGGTTCGGAAAGAGGACAAGGTTCTCAGGATCGTTGTTTGTTTTATCCTCGTCCTCATGATGAACAACTTCTTCTTCAGAGAGAAGGCGACCTAGCTTCCGCTCCATTACCAGTCTATGCTGAAGAACAAGTCCGCGCCTGGAGCCTGCCGGATGGAATGGATTGTACTCTCGAAGATACCCACCTGGAGAATTCGCAATATATCCACCCCTATACCAGAGAGCGGCGGCATGCAGTAGTTCCAGTGGAATGGGGTTCTGTCCGATTGACGCCATGTGGTAGTTGCCCTGTCTATGATTTGACTGTGAGAGACGCAAATCACTATATCACAGAAACAGGGTTGCTAAACAAGAATTCATTCCTATGTTTCGAGGAGGTGACCAACTGGAGTACCCCCGATGCCATCAACAGGCTGCGCGGCACTCTCCGATCCAGCGCGGGAGTGACGCCGGAGCTTATCATGACCGGAAATCCTGGCGGCAGTGGACACTGCGTTCCGTATGGCCTTGTCCGGACGCCCACCGGCTGGACGGATATCAAGGACTTGAAGGTCGGAGATGCCGTAATGACGGTGACCCCGTACGGCGAGATCAAGGCCTCCCGTGTCAGCCAGACCCACAAGCGGCATTACAGCGGTCCGATGATGACCCTTGCCCAGGACGACATGAGCATGGTGTTCACGCCCAACCACAAGATCGCGGTTGTTGGGCCGGACGGGAAGATCTCTCTCGTTGCCTTCAATGAGATGCCGGATGAGTTCACGATTCCCAGGAGCCTGTTCTTCGATGGCACCCGTCTCAAGATGGACCAATATCTCAGGGATGACCTGGAACTCACCACCGCTGCCCTGGAGACGTATGACTACGAGGGGGATGTCTACTGCATCGGGGTCCAGGAAACGCACAGCTTCATTCTTCAGCAAGACGGTTCGGTCTGGGTCAGTGGGAACTCCTGGGTCAAGGCGAGATACATCTCTCCCGCGCCCCAGGGCTGGACGCCGATCAAGGACGAGGAAACCGGGGAGTTTCGGATCTATATCCCGTCCAGGCTGACGGACAATTCCGCGATGATGAAGAACGACCCGACCTACGCCAACCGGCTGCGCGGGACGGGATCGGCAACTCTGGTCAACGCCTGGCTGAATGGCGACTGGGATATCGTTGCCGGCGGATTCTTCGACGATTTGATCATCCCGAGCAGACACTTCCTCCAGCCCTTCTCCATCCCGGCGGGATGGAGCTGGCGCCGCTCGTTCGACTGGGGCAGCGCCGCCCCGGCATGGCTTGGGATATGGGCCGTGTCGGACGGCAACCCAGTCTCTCAACTGGATGGTTTCGTGTTTCCCAGGGGCTCCCTGATCCTGGTCAAGGAGTGGTATACCTGTGCCAAGACCAAGTCTGGAGACATCATCCCCAACGACGGCCTGCGCCTGACCAATCTCGCGCTGGGGAAGGGTATCGCGGAGCGTTCCCTGGGCCATCGGTTCTCTGGATGTGTCGCAGATCCATCGATTTACTCAAAGCTCGGTAGAGAAAGCATCTACGACGAGATGCGCAAGGGCGCCAAAGAGGCCGGTCACAACCTGATCATGGCTCCGGCAGACAACAACAGAGTCGCCGGTTGGCAGAAGATGCGCGACATGCTGGAGAGTTCCAGTCAAGAGAGGCCGGAACGTCCTGGCCTGTGGGTATTCGAGAGTTGCGTTCATTGGTTGAGAACGGTGCCCGTCATGCAGAGATCTGACAATGATTTCGACGAGCTTGATACAACCCAGGAAGATCACTGCGCTGATGGCACCCGTTACGCGTGCATGACTGGCTCAAGGACGCTAAAGATAGGGGATCTGGTCGGGAGATGAGTCCGAACTTGGGACAAGTTCCGATCCGGGAAGATCTTCAGGTCGCCAGTGGAAGAAGACTAGGTCTATGATTTCTCGACCGAAAACCCGGAGGACATCATGATCACCGTGGATCTTGAGCAGATCGGATACATCAAAAGCGCGTGCGGCAGGACCACGACCTATCTGTTCGCCGTCCCGCCCCATGTCTCGACCCTGACCTTCAGCCGCTTCAGCGACAGCATCATCTGCTGTCTTTTCCGGAAAAGCCGCCAAGCCGTCGAAGTTACCCTGCTTGCTGGAGAGAGGGAGGATTTCTTCGTCGACTTCGAAGCTTCGTTCGTCCCTGACGTTTTCGGGGAGGTCTCGGGAAGCACCATGCTCGGCACCTTTATCGGGGCCTGGGACGACAACCGGGAAACGGATCTCCCGCATATTGTCAAGAAAGTAGACTACGCGGAAATCACCAAGCAGATCAGCACAGGGTCTATGTCATGATTGCCTCAAGGAAAAGCCTGATCACGGTGTCGACCATCGATTGTGCGTTGCGCATGTGGCTCAACGAGGCGGTTACCTGCGGTGGCACGCACGGGTCTGGAGCCGTCTTCTGCCCCACGGAAAAGCAGCGTGACGATTACCTGGTCCGGGCCAACGCCGTCCTGCCCGCTCACGAGAGAACCCGTATCTTCCATGGCCCGATCACCTACCGGCTGGCCTCAAACGCCAGTCTGTCCATTCATGTGGTCAAGGATCTCCAGGAAGCCGCAGGGATGGTAGAGACCTGGCCTTTCGTCATCATAGACGATCCCATGTCGTGGATAGAGCCTCGGTTCCTGCGTTTCCTGACCACTCGGCTCAAGCCTCGCTTCCGGACCAGGATGACCCTTGTCACGGTCGGCAGCCCGCTTAATCCGGACTCCGTGCCAACGCCACAGTTTGACGACGGCGTTGCTCCCAGGGAGATCGACTATTCTGCCATCACCCGGTCCCTAGCCTGACCCATGGCCATGCTCAACAGAACCGTCGTGGTCCAGGGCCGCGAGTACAAGGTTCCCATCACCTACGCCTTCGAGGGCGGCTACTACGTGTTCAGCGCGCCCTCCTACAAGCTCACGGTTTCCCGGCAGGTACGAACGGCTGCCTGGAAAGAGTTCGACGGCCGGCTGAAGGATGCCGTCCTTCTCGCGATCCAAACCCGCCTGTGATTCCCGACCCCGTTTGACGCCACCGCCCCACCACCCCACCGGCCCCTCGGTTATCCCGCGGGGCCTTTTGATGTGCCTGATTTGCTCGGGCGCAGCAGGAAGAACCATGCCTATAACGGATTTGCATCCGTCTTACATCGAAAGACAGATCGAGTGGCAGATGATCACGGATTGCCTCGGCGGCCGACGGGCCATGATTCGCGCCGGTGAGAGTTATGTGCCGAAACTGACCGGCCACAAGAACGAGATCGAGTACCGGGATTACCTGAACCGCGGGAGCTGGTATGGCGCTCTCGCCAAGACGGCCACCGCTTTCATCGGTCAGATCTACAGAAAGGTCCCGATCGTGACTCTGGCCGGACGCTTGCAGGCGAGGGAGGAGAACATCACCAATACCGGCGACTCCATCCACACCTTCACCAAGAACGCCACCTTCGACGTTCTGACGAAGGGGCGCTACGGCATGTTGATCGATGTCGAGGAAGACGCCGGAGACCGCACCCGGACGCCGATCCCGTTCATCGCCGGGTATTCCGCCGAGTCGATCCGCAACTGGCGCTTCCGCTTGGTCAACGGCAGCCGTGTCCTCGATCAGGTCATCCTGGAGGAGTCGGTCGACTATCCGGCCCCGGATGGCTTCGGCTCCATCTTCAAACCGCGCTTCCGGGTTCTCGAACTCGACTCGGAGGGCTACTACTCCGTTCGCTTCTTTGGCAACAACGGCGCCGGCATGTTCGTCCAGATGGGCGGCGCCGTGCGACCACCGCTCAGGATCGGCGGCAAACCGATCAGGTACATCCCGTTCATCTTCATGGGGCCGCGCAACCAGCGGCCGGAACCGGAGCAGCCGCCGATGCTCGCCATGGCGGAGGCCAATGTCGCCCATTGGCGCTTCAGTGTAGATGTCAACGCGGGCCTTCATAAAACGGCCTTTCCGGTGCCTTGGATCCAGGGTGTCGATGCAGACGACCAACACAAGTTCGTCATCTCGGAAAGCATCATCTGGCTTCTCCCGGCTGGAGCCAGCGCCGAATACCTGGAGTTCCACGGCGACGGGCTGGGGGCACTGGAGCGCGCCCTCGACCGCACGGACCGGCACATGGGCAAACTCGGCGCCCAAATGCTGGAAGATAAGAAGAAGGCCACGGAAACGGCGGAAGCCCTCAACACGCGCTCCAGCGGGGAGACGGCGTCCCTGGCAGATATCGCCATGTCGTGCTCTGAAGCCTACACCAACGCCCTTCGGATCATGGCGACCCTGGTCGATGAGGATCCGGAGAAATTCCAATGCACCCTCAACACGGACTTCGAGGCGGGCGGCATGACCAGCCAGGATCTCCTCGGACTGGTGACGGCCAAGAGAGAGGGCCTGCTTACCATGGAGGACTATGCCTGGAACCTGATGCGCGGCGAGTTGGTCCAGCCGGGCCGCAGCCTTGAGGAACTGGTCGATGCCCTGGAGAAGGAGAAGCCCATGCTTATCGGCCTGCCCGGAACGGCGACGGCCACTGGTCAGACGGCGGCCGGCCAGACCGTCGGCGGGGCGGGAAAACCGAATGCGTCTCCTGGAGCCAACAAACCGATGATGAGACAGCCGGGGGGCGTCCAGACCGGCGTCAAGGCTCCCCGCAGAGACAACCAGCGGGGTTGACCGCGATGTATTCTGACGACGAAGTCAGACAAAAGGGGGCGCGCAAGCGCTCCCTCTCCGTTCTCGGCAAACCAACCAGCATTGCCATCTCCGATGCGATGTGGGCTGAACTGAGGGCCGTGGCGTCCAGGGACAGGATCAGCGCCAATCAGCTCGTCAGCCGGATTCGGTCCGGCAGCCACGGCAATCTCGGCCTCGCCATCCGGCTCTACATCGTCAACCGGCGGATGGAAGGCTAAGCCGCCGGAAAATCCGGCCTGCATGCCAGCGTGAAGATGGACAGGCCAGCACTTATCCTGTTTCATCCGGTTCGGGAAAGAAAACAACAACCGGAGACAACCACTGATGATCACCCAAGACTCTCACAACACCTCTGACAGAAGCCCCCACAGCCCCCCTCACAGCGCTTCAGCAAGCCTTCCCAGTTCTTCCCTGCCACAGCATTTGAATACCTCCCTGTACCGGACGCTCCATGCGCTGGGCCTGTTCCGGTCCCTTCGCGCCGTATCCCGCCGCGTCTACCGGTTCCGGAAACAGCGGCAGGCCTTGCGTGGCCGGGGCCTCGTTCCGGAGCAGCACCTCACGGCAACCTATGTCGAAGCCATCACGATCCTGAGGGAAAAACTCGGTCCCAGGATAGGAGATTATCTCGAATTCGGCGTGTGCCATGGATCCAGCATGGCTTGCATGCACGACGCCCTGATCCTAACCGGAACCGAGATGACCAGGAAGTTTGGGTTCGATAGCTTCCAGGGTCTGCCGCCGGAAGCGGACCACCAGGACCTCGGCTTTTTCAGCGAAGGCCAATTCGACAGCGACGTCAGGTTCACCAGAAACCTGCTGAACCAACGCGGCATCGACTGGAAAGAGACGTTCCTGATCGAGGGATGGTTCAAAGATACCTGCACGCCGGCCATGGCTCGGGAATGCCACATCCGCAAGGTCGGCATCGTGATGATAGACTGCGATATCTACACGGCGGCCAAGGAAGCCTTGGATTTCGCGGGGCCGCTCCTGGCGGAATGGTCCGTCATCGTCTTCGACGACTGGAACTCCGGGGACCTGGCGGCCAAGAACCTCGGGGAGAAGAAAGCGTTCCTCGAGTTCATGGAAGAAAACAAAAGCCGCTTCGAGGCAGATCAACTGCCATCCCTCTATCCCAGTTCTGCCGTGTTCCTGATGAAAAGGATAGGGTCTCCAGGAACCGCAGATCGACAGGGAAAGGATGCCTCCTGATGTTCAAGCAAATCCAGGGTTCCGGAAGCCTTGGAACGAAAGCGTCCGAGCAGGTCTATCGGGTGCTCGATCGTCTCCACCTGCTTGAACCCCTGCGCCGGATATCCCGCCGCCGCTACCTTCGCCGGATGCATCGCTGCGCCCTGGTCGATCGCAAGGGCCTCGTGCCGGAAAAGGAACTGACGAGATGCATGATCAACGCGATCGAGGTGCTGCGGAGACTGAGGACGGACGTTCCAGGCACGGACAAGTACATCGGGGACTACCTGGAGTTCGGGGTCTGTTTCGGGTCTTCGATGGCCTGCATGCACGATGCCTTGACGGAAACCGGAGAGAGCGCCGTCAGGTTGTTCGGCTTCGACAGCTTCGAGGGACTGCCGGAAGAAGCTTCCGGCCAGGACGGCGACCTGTGGACTCCCGGCCAGCTCGCCTCTCCGATAGAGTTCGCCAGCCAACTGATGACCCGGCGTGGGGTGGATTGGAAACGGACGTTCCTGATCCGGGGATGGTTTTCCCAAACCCTGACCAAGGATCTGGTCTGGCAATTCAGGATCGGCAACGTCGGAATCGTCATGATCGACAGCGATCTGTACATCTCTGCCAAGCAGGCGCTCACTTTCGTGGCCCCGCTGCTGGCCTCCCATTCCATCATCATGTTCGATGACTGGAAATGCGGCGGCCTGGACGAAAGAAACCTCGGGGAGAAGAAAGCGTTCGACGAGTTCATGGAAGAAAACCCAGACTTCAAGAGCGAGCCGCTCGAGCCCTATTCTGAAAATTCCATGGTGTTCCTGATGACCAGAACACTGCCGGCCTGATGACCGCCAATTCCGATCTCCGGGACGAGGCTATAAAATTAGGTCTCGTCCTGGATGCTCTGGCTCAAAACAGCTTCGGCATCGTGATGGACCGGCTGATGCAACTAAGCGACGACCTTGCCATGCTGGTGGTCAAGCTCGACCCGACCGCTGTGATCCGGGATGCCAACCGACGCGCTCGCCTGGAAATCCTGGTAGATCAGGCCAACCGGGTGATCTCAGAAGCCTACGACGAGATCGAGTCCCAGGTCTCCGGCGATTTGGACGACGTGGCCGAACTTTCCCAGGACAGCCTGTCCGAGTTGCTGGCCCTGCTGCTCCTGATCAAGGGGCTGTCCCGCAAACTGGACGATGACGCCCTTGCCGCCGCGCGCCGGGATACGCTGGTGTCCGGTGCTTCCATCGAGGACTGGTGGCAGCGCCAGAGCGTCGACATGCAGTTCAGGACAGCGCGCGCCCTGCAAGACGCGATGCGCCTGTCCCAGATCGGCAAGGAGCCTGGGACAGGAGACCTGGTCAATGCCATTCGGGATACCGGTCCCGGAAGCCTGTTCACCGCAGCGCCGCGCAACGCCGAGGGACTGATCCGCAGCGCCCATCACGCGGTCGCCAACCGGGTTCGTTTCGAGACGGCGATCCGCCATCCGGAATTGTTTCGCGCCCTGGCACATCTATCTGTACTTGACATAAATACTTCCGATATTTGTCGGTCTAGGTCCGGGCTGCTGTGGACCCTGGACGGAACTCCGATTGGCCATAGCAAGGTTTTTATTCTTCCTCCTCTCCATTACAATTGCAGGTCGCATATCATACCAGTGCTACACGCTTTCAAGGATTTCCCGCCGCGTCTTCAGCGTCGGATCGATCCGGATGACTTCGACGGTCGGACAGCGGATAGCCCTGACCTCAAAAAATGGTTAGAACAGAGAAGGAGAGAACGGGACCAAGGTCCCACAGACTATTCAGGTGCTCGAAAGGAGTTAGGCCTATAAGGTTGATCCCTTAACCTGGGCAGGAAAGGCCATGAGAAAAAAAGCGATGCTGATAGCCGAGGGGTGGAATGAATACCGGGAACGCGTCATTCCGTCCGACGCCCACGAAAGTCAAGTGATCGGGAGTAAGAGAGCGTTCTACGCCGGTGCCCAATCCCTGCTCAGCAACATCCTCACTATGCTCGATCCCGGAGAGGAACCCTCTGAGAATGATCTTGCCATGATGGATGACCTGGAATCCGAGATTGTCCAGTACTGCCTCGACGTGCTCGAGGGTAAAGAGTGATTCCTGAAGCAAAAGGATCGTTTTCGTTCCTATCGTTTCTGCCACCGGAGTTTTCTTCATGAGTGACGACCACATGAGCGGCTATGCGACCAGCCCGCTTTCCCAACAACAGCCGGCGGAAGGACGCCAGGATTTGACAGAGCAGACGGTCGTCAACCTTAACGAGGTCAGGGCCATCCGCACCGGCAATTCGACCCTGTGGTCTCCAAAAGAAGCGGCGGAAAAACTTCTCAGGGATATCAGGGAAGGAAAGAGAAACCCGACCGTGATGTATATCTGTGTGTCCGAGGATGCCGGGGATAGGCAGAAAATCTACCATTACTGCGCTGGGGGGACTAACATGGAATACCTCGGCTTGCTGCACTATCACATCTCAGACCTGGCTCGGGACGGGGAATGAGCCTATGGTCGAACACTTTGTTGGCCCAGGGGAAATTCGATGGGGAGCTTCATCGTCACCATTGACACCGAAGGGGACGACCTCTGGAGCGGCCCCAGGGAAATCACGACGCGGAATGCCCTCTACCTTCCCCGGTTCCAGCGACTTTGTGAGCGCTTCTCCCTGAGGCCGACCTATCTCGTCAACTATGAGATGGCGATCTCCCCGGCTTTCGTCGAATTCGGGAGAGACGTTCAGGCCCGCGGCAAGGGAGAGATCGGCATGCACCTGCATGCCTGGAACTCCCCGCCCATAGAGAGGCTGACGGGCGATGACAACCAGCACAAACCATTCCTGATCGAATATCCGGCAAAGGCGCTGCGGGCCAAGGTCGATTTCATGACCAAGCTGCTGGCCGATGTCTTCGGAACCCAAATCACCAGCCATCGCTCTGGGCGCTGGGCCATGAACGCGCAGTATGCCCGCACGCTCATGGAATATGGCTACCTGACGGACTGTTCCGTCACCCCGTATGTGGATTGGCGCAGGACGCTGGGAGACCCGGTCTCTTCTGGCGGCAGCGACTATCGGGACTTCCCGACAGAACCCTATTTCATCGATCCGGAAGACATCAGCCGTCCTGGCAGTTCCTCCTTGCTGGAAGTGCCCATGACGATTTCGAAGCGCTGTCCTATCTCATTCCGGCCGCTGGTCCGAGCCATCCTGTCCCGCTCCGGGATGGCGCGCACCGTGATCAGCCGGATACTGAGAAACCAGTGGCTGAGACCCAACGGCTGCAACCGTGCCGCCATGATTTCCCAGGTGGAGGAAGCGGCGGCGGCTGGAGCGTCCCATGTCGAGTTTATGCTTCATTCGTCCGAGTTCTTACCGGCCGGTAGTCCGACCTTCCCAGATTCGGAATCTATCGAGAGGCTCTACGGCGACCTGGAAGCGCTGTTCGAGCGCGCAAGCACCCTGTTCACCGGTGTGACGTTGACGGAGTTCCGCCACGCGTTCGATCCCCCTCCGCGTGTCTTCGAGCAGGCCATGGGTAAAAGAGATGGCGCAGAACCGCGAAAGTCAGATCTTCCGTGTCAATTCCGCTCAAATGAGATCGCCTTGAGGGAAAGTCCTTGCACCGAAAGCAATATGACGGTATAGAACACCCCGTATAGCTCCGTTCAAAACAGATCGTCGAACGGAAACCTAGCACCGCCGTTCCAGCCCCAGCCCATCCGGACAGAGCCCTTGGCTCACCGGCATCGGGCGACGGGGCTTTTTTTGTGCCCGCGCCTTGACAGAGGTCCGGCCGAAGAACGGCGCTGGAACCAGCGGCCCACGGGCCGATACCCCACCCCCAAGAGTCCAGCATCCGCGCCGCGAAGCAGAGCCTAGCATGAGCCGGGTGGCTGGCGACGACCGGAGGTCGTTTCCCATGGCTGTAGATAATCCGCGTCCCCTTCCCTACGTCACCGAAGAACTGGACAAGATCCCGGAATCCCTTAGAGACTATTACGCTGAACAGGATGACGGAAAGAGTTTCCGTCTCATGGTCAACGATGTCGTGCCCAAGGAAACCTTCCAGGAATTCAGGACCAACAACACGAACCTGAATAAGGAAAAGGCTGAACTTGAGCGGCAGATGACCGTCTACCGGACGATCAACGAAGACGCCGACAAGCTCCGCCAGGAATATGAGGAACTCGGCAAGCTTCGCCAGCGGGTCAAGGACAAGGATCTGATCGCCCAGACCGACTTCGAGAAGGCGGTCGAGATGAGAACCTCGGAAATGAAGTCCGCCAGCGAAGGCCAGATACGGGCTCTTTCCGAAGCGCTCAATCGAACCATCGCGGAACGGGATGGAGCCATCAAGGAAAACGAACAGATCATCATCTCCAGGGCAATTACCGATGCGGCCCTGGCCGCCGGTGCCGTTCCCGGCGCGATCCCGGATATCCTGGATCGCTCAATTCGAGAGGGGTGGGTGCTGAGCGATAAAAAATTACCGATCATGATGAGGAACGGGACTCAGGTGTTTGGAGAAAACGGGGTTGATCCCTTGACGCCCAAAGAATGGGCCACCCGTTCCCTTCGCGATATGGCGCCCTGGTTCTTCAACCAGGCGTCCGGGACTGCGGCTACCGGTTCGAACACTTCGGGCGGAACCATCAATCCCTGGACAAAGGACAACTGGAACATCACGGAACAGTCCAAGTACATCATGAAGGAAGGCATGGCGAAAGCCGAGATGATGGCGAACGGCGCCGGTTCCACCGTTCACGCGATCCATCCCCCGAAGTCCGCCTAATCCTTCTTTCTGACGAGCAACCAAACGTTCCCCACGGATCGATGGCCCGCCGCAGCCACCATGGCTGGGCGGTAACCAGTGAGCCGTCTCTTCGAGGCCCGGCGCCGGAGGCGCCGGGCAGCAGCCCGGTGGGCTGTATTCCACCGCATTTCCCGTCGGCCAGCAGACGCCTGGTCCGAGTCACAGATCATCCCACCGAGGAATCGAGATGGCATCGACGAGACTATCGAACATAATTGTGCCGGAGCGCTGGGTCCCCTACGTTGTACAGAGGACCGCTGAACTCTCGCAATTGTGGACTTCCGGTATTGTGCAGCCCGTCACGGACCTGAACGGTTTCGTCAGCGACGGCGGCAATACACTCAACATGCCGTTCTGGCAGGACCTCTCCGGTCAGTCGGAAGTGCTGTCCGCCACCGGCGCCGCCCTGAGCGTCAATCCGATCACCAGCGCCCAGGACCAGTCCGTCGTCATGGCCCGTGGTAAGGCATGGGGCGTAAACGAGTTGGCCGCCGCCCTCAGCGGTAGTGATCCGGCCTCTGTGATCGGGGATCTTGTTGCCGCATGGTGGGCACGGGACATGCAGTTGACCCTCAAGTCGATTTTGACCGGGGTTTTTGCAGCCGCGTCGATGTCTGGCAACGTGCATGATGTCTCTGGGGTTGCTAACGGTCAGGCCATTACCGCCGTTGGCTACCTCGATGCCATCCAAAAGCTCGGTGACGCCAAGGATCGCGTCGCTGCCGTCCTCCTGCACTCAGCGGTAGAAAATCAACTTGCCAAGCTCAACATGATCGACTACGTCACCTTCTCGGACAGCGCCGTCCGGGTGCCGTTCCTGATGGGCAAGCGCGTGATTGTGGACGATGGCGTCACTGTAACCGGAAGTGGCGCCACAGCCGTATATGATACGATCCTCTTCGGAGAAGGTGCAATTGGATATGCCGATGGGACCGGCACGAAGCTAACAGAAGTTGAAACTGACAGGGATTCACTCGCAGGAGAGGATTATGTCATCAACAGGAGACACTTCGTGTTGCACCCCCGTGGCGTTCGCTACATCGGTGCGGCCATTGGCGGCGGTCCAGATAACACGGTGCTCGCAACTGGCGCTTCGTGGAGCCGTGTCTATGAAAATAAGGCGATCAGGATGGTGCTGTACCGCCATAGGTTGACCAGCGCGGCATCGTAAGGGTTGCGGCAGCGCTGGGATCCCCCGGCCCTGCTTCCTTCCATCCAGCCGGTCAGGAGATCACTACCATGAGTGCGACCAGCTTTAACCGCGCCCGCCGTCAGGCTGAGGCGCTGTCAGACGCCAAGGCCAGGGACGACGAGGCCCAGAACAAGCCGCTCAATCAGAAAATGAGCGTCGAGGAACTGAACGCCTTTGCCAGGGATCAGCTTCCGGACATGGCGTCGCCGCCCTATCCGGATATCCGCAAGCTGGTCAATATCCCGTCCGGTTCGGACCGGGAGCGGGAAATCGCCGCCGCAAAGGAATCGGAACTTAACAAACTTCGTGTTCTCTCAGATGCCGCCCGCAACGAGTTGCAGAACGCCCATCTCCGGGACGACAAGGTCAAGGCCATCCCCGACCACGACGAGGCCGGTCAGGACCGCTCCACCGAGGGCATGAAGTCTCTCCAGGAGGAAGCGTACAAGGACTACGAGGATCCGCGGGCACCCCAGCACGACGGCCGTATCCGCGCCACGGAACCCTACGAGGACCGTCCGGACGCAGATACCAGCGTCTCGAAAAACTCCCGCACCAAGCCGACCAAGCTGGTGGAGGACGACAAGCCGGAGACGGTCGGCAAGATCGCGGACAAGCACGAGAGCCGGATCGTGCCGACGGCGGAGACATTCGAGGCGACGGAAGAGAACGCCAAGGCCCGCAAGGCCGAGAAGGCCGCTTCCAGCCCGCCATCCAAGTCTGAGTCCAAGACAGACGCCCGGTCGGAATCCAAGCCGGAACCGAAGCCGGTTGAAACTCCAAAGGTGGCGGCCAGCGCGTCGGAAGCCAACAAGGAGGCGGCGACCAAGCCAGTCGATGCACCCAAGGCGCAGCCGACTCCGGTCCCCGGCACCGTATCGAAGGATAAGTGATGATGGCCGATCCTGACAACGAACCGGCAGTACCGGAGCCCCAGCCGGAGCCGGAGCCGGAGCCACAGCCGGAGCCGACCCGTACGGAACCCAGCCCGCCGCCGCCCATCGTGACGCCGCCCCAGGCGCCGCAGCGCACCGTCGGCGGTGTCCATGACCTGAGCGACCATCCCGCCGTTCTTGCCGGGCAGGTCCTCAACACCGGGGACACCGTTTACAACCGGGATCCCAACGCCCCCGCCTTCAACCGGCCGGTCCTCATCGATGAGGGTACGGCGGAACGGACCACGACCACGAGCAATCCGGCCAAGCGCACGGTCAAGGGCAAGACCAAGAGTGACGGTGCCGGCCCAGAAAGCTGAGGCTGTCGCCAATGTCGGAGGATCTCAGTCGAATGCTGGCTCGGCTGATCGAGTCAAGTGAGATCGAGAGCGCCAGCGTAACGGTCGTTCTAAAATCCAAAGCCCCGCCGTCCCCCGATACGGAACCGGTCTGCACCTTTAGGATCGGACCGGTTTCCCCCAAGGAATAGCACCCCATGCTCGTTTTGACAGCAGACCAGCAGGTCACGCTGACCGCCGTCTATACGGACAAGTACGGCAACACCGCCCCGATCGACGGCCAGCCGACCTGGGAAACCAGCGTCGACGGCATCGTCGTCGTCAAGCCCGCGGAAGACGCCATGTCGGCCGAGGTCATCACAGTCGGGCCGATCGGGCAGGTTCAGGTTCGCGCCATCGCAGACGCCTTGCCCGGCGCTTCTGAAAAACTGATCATCGGTATCCTCGATATCGAAGTTGCCGGGGGCGAAGCCCGCATTGTTACGCTCAATGCTGGCACCGCGATCTCCAAGGACGATGCGCCCGAAGAAGGTCCGACCGACGAGGATGTCGTCCCGCTCTCAGAGTCCGTGGAGCCTGCCGACCAGCCCTCAGAAACCCCCTGATGGTTGCCCGACGGACTTCGTCAGCCGGAAGCCGCTACGCAGCGGCGGCAGAGTCGAGCCGGGAAGCGAGAGGGAACCGCCTGCGCCGCGCCGGATGGCAGCCGGGGGAAGCCTATCCCCACGTGGACAGCCAGGCCGCAGACGTTGAGCCGGGCAGCCCTTCAAGCTTTTCTTCCGAGTTTTCCACGGAGTTCATCTGATGGCCATTGATACCATCGCCGGTCTTAAGGCCAAGATGCCGGTCGCAACGCCGGGCGGCACCACGGTCGCCGATATCTACGATCTGATCGACACGATGGAGGACCTGACCTCCCAGCAGGTTCTCGCCAAGACGGCGAGCTATACCGCAGCCTTGGCCGACAATCGCCGCCGCATCACCTTCAATTCCGCGACCGCCGTCACTCTGACCCTGCCCAACTCCGTGCCGGTCGGTTGGGAATGCGTCATCATGCAGCTCGGCGCCGGGGCCGTGACGGTAGCCGTGACCGGCGGAAATCTTCGCCACCTGAACACCCACGTCAAGACCGGCGGGCTCTATGCCCAGGCCTATCTGTTCGTCTACGCCAATCCCGGATCGGCACCGGAAGTCGCGTTCTCCGGGCAGACCTCGACATGATGCCGGGATGCGCGCTTATCGCCACCAACGATCCACCGGTCAATGTCTCTACCTTCAATACCGGCGGCGGAGACGGCGCCTACAGCTTCGATCCGGATGCCAGGACCATTTCCGTCGCCTATGGCACGACGGCAACCAATATCCGGGGAAGCCATCCAACCATCATCGGAAATCGCTACCGCATCTCCTGGACATACAGTGGAGCCACCGGGACCCAGGCCTATTTCGGCACGAGCGTCGGCAACATCCAGTATCGCCATGCGGTTGCCGGAGACAGTTTCTTCGACGTGACCGCCACCGCGCCGGTTCTTTACATCACATTCTCCCGCCCTTCCGCCGGGACGACCGTCGTCTCGAATATCGTCGCCCAGACCATTCAGGGCGTCACCTGGGTCGACACGGCGGCTGTCACACCCGCCGGATGGACGAATATCAGCGCCGGTGTCACCGTCGACGGGACCACCGGGGCGATCACGATCGCGGCGACCGGCACGAACATCTCCGCCCGCCAGCAGCTTACCACCGTCGCCGGGACCCTCTACCGGGTCAGATGGGTCAACACCGGCAATTCGACCCAGTGCGTCATCGGTAGCACGAGCGGCGGCAACCAGATGAAGACGGCGACTTTCAGCGACGCCATCGGAAGCCTAACCTACGAATTCCGGGCGACCAACACGACAACCTGGTTGCAATACCAGCGGTCCGCTGCCGGAACGGCAGTCGTATCCAACATATTCCTCCAGGTCACGGCTTGACTTCTCCAAGTAAAAGACTCGTTTAAAAAGTATAATCACCTCTATTATTTAAAACTGTCTCCGATCCATTTGTCGCGACTCGGACCCACCTTGCATCAGTCGGAGTCTCCTGATGGCGATCGATACCATTGCCGGGCTAAAGGCCAAGATGCCGCTGGCGACAGCCTCCGGCACCTCGGTCTCAGATATCCACGACTTGATAGATACCTTCGAGGATAGAACCACACAGTCCCTCATTCCGGTCACCGCCGCCTATAGCGTCTCCCTGCTGGACAACCGGCGCAAGGTCGTCGTCAGTGCCGCCGCCGCCGTGACCGTTACCCTCCCCTCCAACACTCCGGCCGGCTTCGAGCTGATGGTCGTCCAGACCGGCCTTGGCGCCGCCGTCGTCGCCGCCACCGGCGGCACCGTCCTGTCCAGGGACAACCACACCCGCACCGCCGGACAGAACGCCGTCGCGTATCTGTTCTGCGTTTCCAACGCCGGGACCGCTCCCCAGGTCATCCTGACCGGCGATACCGCACCATGATGCTCGGAGGCGCCGTCGCCGCCCGCCGACGGCAAACCGCCGCGATCGTGCGGGTGGCGGCGGCCGAGCTTCCGGCCAACCGGGTCTACCAAAGATCCTCCGGCGTCTCCCTCGTTCCCCTGTCCGGCACCTATACCGGTGCGGCCAGCGCCGTATCCGCTCGCGTGATCGACGCCGTCACCAGTGTCGAGGCCAAGACCTGGACGACCGTCGCCGCCGCTCCAACCGGCAATACCTGGTCGGGCACCCTCAGCGTGCCGCAGGGCGGCTGGTACAGGATCCAGTATCGCCTCGCGGCGGAGACGACCGCCATTTACACCGCCGTCAACCAGTTCGGCGTCGGTGATATCTGGATGTTCGCCGGGCAGTCCCAGCAAGCCCGCATGTCTACCCTCTCCAGTTTCCCACCCACCCCGGATACCCGAACCGTCTATTTCATCTCCGGGACCACCTGGACCGTCCCCGGCGTCACCGCCGGCACGAACGGCAACGGCGCCATCACCTTTCTCAATCGCATGAGAGCCACCACGACCGTGCCGCAGGCCTGCATCCAGGTCAGTGTTGAGGGAACGGCGATCTCTGACTGGGAAGTGTCCGACGCGGCCTACACCACGGCGATCTCCCGTCTGACCAGCGTCGGGGAAATCGCCGGAGTCTTGTGGCACCAGGGAACCTCAGACGTCGGCGTCACAACCAAGGCCAATTACAAAACCCGGCTGGCGGCGCTGAAATCCGGCTTGCAGTCCGCCGCGGCGATCCAGCGGTTCGCGGTCTATCCGCTGATGCACCAGACCACCGCCGCCGACACCGATGCCCAGATCCAGGAGATCAGGCAGGCGCACTACGAATATATCGCGGAAAATCCAGGAACCGTAAACCTGGGATGGCGTCCGGACATCTCGATGGCCGACGATGTCCATCAGACCGCCTCCGGGTCTGAACAGATCGGAACGACCTATGCCCACTCCCTGCTATTTTCCATGGGAGAGGTCAATACCAACAGCCTTGGGCCGATCATCACTGGTGTCACGCGGGCAGGGCCGACCGTCACCCTGGCCGTCCAGCACCGCTCCGGCACTGCCCTCAAGATCAACGCGGGGACCCAGGCGACCGGCTTCCAGGTCTACCCGCGCGGCGCGCTCCAGAGCGACGCCACGGCCCTGGCGATCTCCAGCATTGTCCTGAACACCAACACGATCGACATCGCCCTGGCGGCTGATCCCTCAAGCGCTGTTGATGTCTATTATCAGTGGGGCCGGTTCGACCAGACATCCACCGTCTATGACAACACGACCTTCCAGGAACTCACGACCGGAAACGCGATGCAGCCGCTGATGCTGCCGGTCCAGAGCGCGGTCGAGGTCGGCGGCTTTGTCAATCCCGCCCTTACCTTCGACGGGGAGACCGGGCTCATCCGTTACCCCGCCACCACCGGCTGGAACTTCCCGGACGCGGACTGGACCGTCGGCGCCTGGGTTTCCATCAAGAACCCGGCCGGGACCGCCTCCCAGTACATCATCTCGAGCGGATCCTACAACGGGCTGCAAACCTTCAATCTCCTTGTCTATGAAACATCGTCCTCGGGCAACGGCAGCGTCGTGGAATGCGCCGTCCGGGGCAGCGGAACCGGGTCCATCGTCACCGGACCTGTGCTCGCGTCTAACCTCGACACCGCCTGGAAGCTGTGGATCGTCGAACGCGTCAAGGCGACCGAGCTGATCAACATCTACATCCTGCCCATCAACGGTACCCGGACGCTTTACAAGTCTCTGAGCGTCGCCGGGCTGGGATCGATCACGCCCCCCGTCCTGACGGCACTTTCGACCAGGGCTCCCCCGATCGCGGCGAACGACCGCTGGCTCAACGGCAGCCTGCACAGCGTCTTCAAACTGGACGGCCTGCTGACCCAGGCGAACATGGAAGGTCTGGTCGGCGGCAATGACCTGATCACGAACCTCAACAAAAGTCCGGCCATCCTGACCAGGCTCAACACCCTGACGACCCCGATTCCCAACAGCGGCACCGCTGCCAATGCCTCTGCGTCCGTCATCGGCGGCGTCACGACGACGGAAGGGCCGGTGTTCGAAGTTCCCTCCAATGCCGTCCAGTTCAACGAAACCGCCATGGCCTACACGATGCCGGACAGTGCCAGCATGACCCTGCCGAGCGGCGACTGGACGCTCGGGTTCATGCTGGCGATGGACGACAACGCCGGGACGGCGGCGCAGTATATCTGGAGCACCGGCGGCTACGGGGATCCACACTCGATCAACATCCTGTTCTGGGAGGCCAGCAGCACTCTCACGCCTGAAAAGATAACCCTGTGCCTGGACGACAACGCGACGTCGATCGATCTCCAGGTCACCAGCACCAGCTCCGTCACGCCGACCGTCAACGGCTCGTACTATCTCTGGACTTTCGAAAAAGACAGTACCCTGGGAAAGATCAACTTCTACTACACGCCGATCAACGGTGTCCGCGTCCTGTTCCATTCCCACACGCTGAGTGCTGCGGTCGGCGTGCTCAACGCGCCGGCTGCGGTCTCGACGATCGGTGGACGGTGGTCTGGGGCGGCTCCGGCGGGCCGCTACTTCGGCGGACGCCTGCACCTGGCGTTTCAGATGAACGGCATCCTGAGCCAGTTCCAGACCCAGGACATCGCGCGGGGGAGGGACATGGTGACCCGGTTGAGCCTTGCGCCGACCTGGTACCATAAGTTCACCAGTGCCGCGACCACCCTCACAGACCTGAGCGGCAACGGCAATACCGCGACCCTGAGCGGTGGTCCGGCGGTCGTCGTCCCCGGCCCCAACTTCACGCCCAACGCCTAGGTCGCCGGGAGAACCACCATGCCAGACCAAACCCTCGACCAGCTTACCGAAAGCCCCAGCTCGGAAGAAACGGACAACCTCTACGCCACCCGGAATGGCAACTCGATCCGCATGAAGCTCGCGGTGGCGCTCTCGTCCAGGATCCCGGCAACCCGTCTCGTCGCCACCATCAATGGCATCAAGGGCGGTGGCGACGGTACCGCCAACAGGACCCACGAACTCGACGTCGACGGCCTGGTAGAGGATCTGGCGCCCGATCTTACGTCCGACTTCGTGCTCAGCCACGACACCTCGACCGGCCTGCCGCGCAAGGTCCGGATGACCCGGATCGCCGGAACCGGCACCGGAACCACAGCCAGCACGCCGGATTTCGCGGTGATCGCCTCTCCCGGCCAGACCTCGGTCTCGGCGGTGGCCCCGTCTGAAACCGTCAATTTCGTCGCCGGCTCCAACATCCAGATTCAGACCGACCCGGCAACCAAGACGGTCCGCTGGCTCTTGACTGGTCTGGCCTCGAGCACGATCTCCATCAGTGCCGGCGCTGGGATGACGGGTGGCGGCAACCTGACCGCAAACCGCAGCCTCGCCGTCGACATCGCCGGCCAGAGCGAGGACCTGACACCGGACCTTGGCGCGGACTATGTGATGACCCACGATGCGTCGAGCGGTCTGCTCCGGCGTGTCAAGCTTTCTCTTCTGTCGACCTCGTCCTTCACCCTGCTGACCGCGACCGCTACCCGGCTCGGCGGCATCCGGATCGGCAATGGCTTTACCTATGACGAAATCACCGGCATCCTGTCCGTCGTGCCGACCGGGACGTCCTACGTCCTGCCCGCCGCGACGGACACCGTTCGCGGCGGTGTCCGGGTCGGGACCGGCCTCACGGTTACCGGGGACATCCTGGCCAACGCCAACCCGACGCCCTACGTCCTGCCGGCTGCCGGGGTCAATGTCCTGGGTGGCATCAAGCAGGGGCCGGGCATCGAGATCGCGGCGGACGGCACCGCGTCTGTCAGCGGCGGCTCCAGCGGCACCGACAATTCCTTTCGTCCAGAGAGCTATGGCGCCATCCGGGGCTCCGGCTTGACCCAGGCCCAGCGGGAATCCAACACGTCCGCGATCAACACCTGCTGGACCCAGGCATCGATCGTCAAGGGCCGCGTCGACATGGGAGGCGGCACCTGGGAAATCTACGGAACCCTGAACCTGTCCAATACCACGACCTTGCGGATCGAAGGCGACTGGGCAACCATCCGACAGTTCCAAAGCTCCGTCTCGAACATCGCCATCACCAATGCTTCCCAGATCACGATGAGCGGCTTGCTTCTGGCCTACCAGAGCAACCAGACGACCGGCGCGGATCCGGTCATCGGGGAAACCTACCTCGCGGCACTCCGCCTCAATGCCGTTTCAAACTGCCGCTTCAGCGACATCGACACGGTCAACGGCTGGGTCGGCATCGGGCTGTCGGGTGGCGCCGGTTCCTTCTCCAACACCTTCACCAACTGCCGGGTCAACATGTCCACCGGGCAGTCCTGGGGTCTCGTCCACAAGACCGGCAACGCCAACAATTTCATCAACCTTCGGGTAACGGGCGGATTGTCGAGCCAAACGGTTTCCGGTGGCGTCCACGTTGGTTCCGCGGATCAGGTCACCTTCACGAACCTCGTGTGTGAAAGCCTCAGCGCGTTACGGCCGCTGTCCTTCTCCGGTGTCCGCGCCGCGACGATCACGGGCGCCGTGTTCAACCGGATCAGCCCCCGCGCCACGGTCGGCTTCGGAACGCTGGTCAGCGCCTCCCTCGGCGCGGTGGTCCAGATAACCGGCGTCCATGTCGCCAACACGACGCTCTCGACGGCCAGCCAATCGATGGCGGACGCCGTGCTGTTCGCCGGTGAGGATGGCGCCTCGTTCCTGGTCGCCAGCATGACGCTGACCGGCACCATCAAGGACGGGGCCACGCGGTTTTCCCTGCTCGGGCATACCAGCAGCGCCGCCGCCAAGAACGTGAGCGGGACCTTCCAACAGATCCGGCTCGATACGACCCAGGCCAGTCCGCATCTCATGGACGACCTTTCCATCGCCACGGTGGATCCGACAAGTGACTCCCTGGTCGGCCCGTTGCTGGCTTACAACAGCGTGCTGGGAGACGTCACCGGCTCCCTCTTCACGATCGGAGACGAGTCCCTGACGGTCTATCCCGGCGTCCAGGGCCGGCATGTCCAGTGCAATACCGCCCTGACCGCCGAGCGGACCGTCACCCTGTCCCGCTACATCGACCGGAGCTATGCCAGTGGCGCCTACACTGCCCCGAGGACCGTGCGGGGCGCCACCTTCCGAATTACCCGGACCGCCGTTTCGACCGGCTCTTCCCTGTTGACGGTGGCCAACCACAACGGTTCCTCGATCGTCGGCCTTGCGGCGAACCAGTCTGTCATCCTGGTCTTCGATGGCACGAACTTCGTGCAGGTTCCCGGTTCCCTCTCGACCGGCGGCGGTGGCGGCGCCACCGTCGTCTACGCCACCACGGCTGAGGCGATCACCGGAACCAGCACGACGACCGTCATGAACCCGGCCCGGACCAAGGAAGCGTTCAACGCGATGGCGACGGCCAACGAGATTACCGGCGTCGCCGGCCAGGTCCTAGGGTTCGACGCCTCCGGCAACGCCGCGGCGGTCAAGCTGACCCGAACAATCACGATCCCGCTGATCGGCGAATACATCCAGGTTACCACCGGCACCCAGGTACGCCGCATCATGATGCCGTTCTCGATGAAATTGACGGAAGTCCGCTTCTACATCGTCTCTGCCGGAACGACGGCGACGACGATGGACGTCAACGCAAATGGCGTGTCGATCCTCAACGCACCCGTCTCCGTCGCCGCCAACACCCAGTCCACCACGTCCAGCAACTTCACGGCCCTGAGTACGGGAACGCTCGCCGTCAACACGCTGGTCGACTTCGACATCGATGTCGCCGGAGCCGGAGCCAAGGGCGCTCAAATCACCTTGGTCGGGAACGAGATCTGACATGGCGGGGTATTTCAAGAGTCCGGCAGGTCGCTACCTCAGAAGCCCCGGCGGAAAGGCGGTCAAGGCTGGGACCTTCGTCGCTCCCGTGGCGGATCGCACCATGCTGCCGACGACCCTGACGGTGGACACCAGCGTTTCCTCCGGGACGGCGATAGCGGATCTCATCTTCTCCGGCTTCCCGGTGTCCGACGTCAATCCCTTCACCTATGAGTTCACCAACGAGTTCTCCGGAGTCTCCTACACCGCGACCCTGACCGGGAATGCCGGCGGGCGCGTTGCCCTGACCGGAAACTGGGACCAGGGATACAAGCTGGTCGCCGGATTAACCGCCATGGCTGCCGGAACCTACCCGATCACGATCCAGGTCAGCGGCTTCCCGGAGACCTTCACCATCACCCTGACGGTCACCTCAACGGCAACGGTGGACGAGGTCCTGTTTACCGCCAAGGTCGAGAACCACGACACCGTGCCTTCCTGGTCTGACCAGGAAATGTCAATTGGCCAGTGGTTCGCTCCGGGAGACGTCAAGCCGGGCCGCATCGCCGTTCTTTCCGTCGATGGCATCCGCGTGCCGCAGCAGCTTTCCAACCGGACCTACTGGCTCGACGGCAGCCTCAAGCTGGCGCAGGTCCGCTTCCTGATGCCGGTGGTCGCCGCAGCCGGAATCAAGACGGTGACATGGCAGGCAATCGACGGATCCTGGACCACGACCGATGCCCCCTTCCATACCCAGACCACGGCGATAACGTCGAAGGTCTCCCTCAACTATGCCTTCACCTCGTTCAAGGGCAGGACGGCGGCGGCTGTGCTGACCGCCGAGCGGGGGCCAAAAAACTTCAAGTCGGCAGACATGTTGGGCTCCGGTAACTCCGCCTGGGTCGAGCGCATCGTGGCCGGGCCGGTGTGCACCGAATGGCGGGCCAGCGACATGGCGACCGATGCTGCCGGGGTCCGCTCCGCGACCGAGAACCTCGGGGCCTTCCTCTACGCGCGGGCCTGGGGCGGCACCGTCAACAATCCGAAAAGAATCCAGTTCTTCTACCGATCGATCTATGGCTGGACGACCGACGTCGCGGCTGACGAGCAGGGCATCCGGGTCGATCTCAACCTGTCCGTCAATGGAACCGTGATCCGGGGAGCCGCCATTGGGACGACGGGATGGGGTGCCGTCAACGGCTGGAAGGGGGGATTCGTCGTCAGTGCCGGGTCTGAAGGAAAAATGGACTGGTTCGACGTCGCGACCAACGCCTTCGTGACGCCGCCGAGGTTGATCTACCGCCACGATATTCCGTATGGCGTCAGTGCAAAGTTCGTGCCGCCGTTCGATACCAGTAATCCATCGTTTCCCATGACACCGGCGGTCCATACCTACCTGCCGGGACGGCGCGGTCCGCTCCGCCAGACCCAGGACGATGTTTCTGATTCCGCAATGCTCTGCTGGACCACCGCCAAGCCGATGGCCTGGTGCATTGCCGCACATGCCCGCGCCACGGCACAGCAGGTCTCTGACCACCAGCGGCTGGCCCGCGTCGCTGGTTTCGGCATGGGAGCGATGACCAACGTCTCGTTCAACCGGACGACTCGGAAGATCGCCTGTTACCTGCCACCGGTGAAATCAACCAACCAAGCGGTCATCGGGGCTTCCGTCTGGAACGGTACCAAACCGGCGCAAGCCCCGGAATCCCTGCGGTTCGGCAATCCCGCGAGTGCCGATACCACCAGGGCGGAGATAGAGCATCTCGACAGCGCTCATATGCCGCAGCTTGCCCTGTGGCCGTATATCTCCGAGGGAGACCAGCACTGGCTCGACCTGATGTATCACGAGGCGACGTTGCCGGGGCTGAACGAGACGGCGGCCTATGGTTTCTATGGAACATCGGACAGGCTGAAGATCCCGTTCGGGGGAATCGTCTGGCGCGGTCAGATCCGCGGCGTCGGACATACCGCCCGTCCCATTGGCAATGCGCTGGGCGCCGGCAACCCGGCGGATCCGCATTGGGTCATGATTCGAGACATGCTCGACCACTGGGCGGAGATGACCGAGGAACTGCCGCTCGAGGAAGACGCGTGGCGCGGCGGCCTGGCAAAAACGGACGGTCGGCGCTTTTCAGATTTGAAACTGCTGTGGCCGAACAACGAGCCAACCTATAAAGTTTGGATGCATACTTTTGGATTACACGCAACTGCATACGCCTTTGGTATCAGTGAGTACCCGCGCCTCAAGTCCCGCGCCGAGTGGTGGGCGCACTGCCCGACCGTGATGGCGGGTGGCTGGCACAACGACACCACGCCCGAGTCCTACGTTATGAAGCCGGACCCACTGGCGGCAGCGGACTATTCCGACGTCTGCATGTCGTCCCCTGGAAACGGCGTGATCGGGACCTCGACGATCGAGGATCGGCGGTACTGGCTTTACGGCCAGTGGAAGAGCGTCGTGACGGCGACGACCTATAAGGCCGACAACCAGACGCTGTCCTGGGCCGGTCCGATGCAGGGCACGACCGAGATGATGGATGGCATGATCATCACGATCACCGGCGTTCGGGAGGCCAACGAGCCGTTCTGGGTCGCAGACATGACGAAGATGCCGGGGCTCCTGACGCGCAACATCCCCTACTACGCCGTCCAAAGCTCCGGCCTGACCTGCAAGATCTCGCTGTCTCCCGGCGGCAGCCCGGTCACCTTCAACACCTCCGGCGTCGATATCGTCGGCGCCTGCGTCCGAACGGCGGTCGGTGGACTGCATCCGCTGAGCACCGGCGCCCACGTATCCGTCGATGCCAACAACTACCTGATCCAAGTCTACGCGGCCTTGTCGATGTATCAGCACTACGTCGCGCCCACGAACCAGCGCGTGCTGTTGGCCCGCCAAAAACTCTTCAACTTAAAAAATACGTCCGCGGCTCCCAACGCCTGGGACGAGAGGGGTAAGGTTACCGTGCCCTTGACCCTTCCCTGACCGCCAAGATCGGACAGAAGATGACCCAAACCACCCCGAAACAGATCCAGGACGGGGCAAGAGACATCCCCGTCGCCGGTGCCGGGATAACGGATCTTGGTTGATACCTATGTCAACCTGCTCCGTCCCGGAGGGGCCTGGATTACCGGCGGCCCCGGCACGGTAACGATCGGCAGCGTAAACGGCCAGATGACGATCGTCGCGGATGGCACCGGCCTGGTATATGCGCGCCGTGGCGTCACGACCCAGGTCAACAAGACCTACCAACTGACCTGGAGCAACGACACGACCACCCTGATGTTTCGGCAGATTGGCACGGCGGAGGGATTGGGGGACATCCGGGCGGCCAACGTCTCCGCCATCGGGGACAACAAGATCGAGTTCGTCGCGACCACCACCACCACCTGGGTCAGCTTCCAGAGAACCACCGCCGCATCCGTCACGATTTCATCCCTGCTTCTCCGGGAGATCCCAGCCGGCGCCAGCAGCGCGCGCCGGCTGAACGGCAAGAACCAGTATCTCAGCATCGATGCTCAACTGTCTGCGCTTAGGCTGTCCAATGCGAATTGGTATATCGGTGGGTTCGTGTCGTTCAACTACATGCCGATCGCCGGTGTATACTTTATGGATTTCGGCAGGCTGGATCCCTCGTCTCCGTCCGGCGGCGCAGGCCGGGTTCGACTTTTTTACGACGTCGACCAGGACAAGATCTCATGCTCCTCATCGGACAGTGCCGCGACGATCTACCGGGAAAACTATCTCATTAAAACCCTTGCACTCGACACCTGGTACTACATCGGGATGACGGCGCTCACCAACGCGGATGTCCTCGTCAGGGTGGGGACGGAGAAAGGCTCAAGTTACATTGGGACCATCGTCCCCACCGTCTCGGTGAGTGACGTGTGCCGCGTTCTTCAGTTCGGTGCCAAGGTCGTCAATCCCAGGAGCAGTTTCTCTCCGTGCAATTTCAGCAACTGGATTTGGGCCTCAAACTGGATCCCGTCCGATGTCCAGATCAACCTCCTGGCGGGAGGAACGCCGCCAGCCGAAGTTCCTGGCCTTGCCGCTCCGACCGGAGCCACCCTCTATCACTGGCCCATGTTGGGAGCCACAACGGAGCCAAGCCTGATAGACACTGCCGCACCCCTCGTTTCGAACAGCACCTACGGATCGATCGTTTCCGTCGTCGGGCCGGTTCTCAACGTCACCGCTACCGTCGTTCCGCCGCAGCTCGACGTCATCATCACCTGAAGGAGCGACGACATGGCCCTGCTCCTCCAGAACGGAAGCTACCTGCAACTGCAAACCGGCGGTTCCGCCTCGGGCAAGATACTGCTGAAAGGAGATCCTGGAGCCGTGTTCCATGCCCTAGCCCCGCCATGGCGGACAGCCAACTTCGGGGACGGCACCACCATCGTCTCCTGGACCTCCGCCCTGGATCCATCAGAACGCAAGATCTACACCGTCAACGCTGCCACAGAACTCAACGGCATCAACGACACGATCAGTTCCGTCAACGTCGAACTCTCCGGCCTGGCGGCTCTGGTCGGCCTCAGGATCTACGGTGTTACCAACGACCTGACCCAGGTCAGCATCTGGTTCGAGATCAACCCGGCGGACCGGGCTCGGCCGGGTTGGGCATCTCCCGGAGAGACCCATCTTGTCACGGTCACCATCACATCGATGGGTGGTCACATCTTCCAGAGAGACATCAGCCTCAGGATTCTCCAGCTATAGGTAGCGCCATGGTCTTCGAGGTTCCCCAGCAGCAGGAACGCTACAAGGACACGGGTCGCAGAGAAATCGTCCTGCTTGGACGCACCGTCCTGGCTAGTCTCGTGAAGCTGAAGGAAGCCGACGCCAACGCGCTCAGAGCTTCCCACGAGATTTTCGTCGAGAAGTTGCCTGGAGTTCCAAACCAACAACTCCAGGGACAGGTAATAAACTTTGACGGTCGCGACTACCGCGTCATCAAGGTTACAGATCCCAAGATATCGGATCCGGTCATGCGCGGGCGCTACTTAAGATTGATATCCACTGCCGTGGCCCCCGACTAGAAGCCATCCACCCCAACGTCCCGCCCGCCCGGAGAAATCCGAGGCGGGCTTTTTCATGATCGGAGTTCTGACATGGCCCTAAAGATCACGACCGGCACCGCGGATTCGATGCTCACCACCCTGGCGACATCGCTCAACTCCGGCCTTCTTCGGATTTATTCCGGGACAGAACCGGCCACCGCCGACACGGCCTTGTCCGGCAATACCCTTCTCGCCCAGCTCACATTCGGGGCGACCGCCTTCGCCGCCGCGACGGCTTCGGGAGCGGACCGCATCATTACCGCCAATGCGATTACACAGGATAGCAGCGCAGATGCAGATGGCACCGCGACTTTCTTCCGCGCCACCAACACCGCCGGGACAACCACGATATACCAGGGAACGGTCGGCACCAGCGGCCAGCAGCTCAACCTGACGGCAACCAACATCGTTGCCGGCGGCGTCGTCAGCGTCTCTTCCCTATCGATCACCCTGCCGACGGCCTAACATTTCCCCTGACATGGGGGAAACCCAATGACGACCTACTACGTCAAGAACGGTGGCAACGACAGCGCCGACGGTCTGTCGGATGCCACTGCGTGGGCATCCCTTGGCAAAGCCGCCGGAGCCAATATCGGGGCCGGGGACTCCGTGCTGTTCAAGCGCGGCAGTCGTTGGAGAGAGGAGTTTGTCTGTTACAAGGGCGGGAGCAGTGTGTCCTCCCGCCTTACCTTCGGAGCCTATGGCACCGGCACAGCGCCGATCATCGACGGCTCAGACATCATCACCGGCTGGACGATGGAGTCTCCATCCGGCGGTTCATCCGGAGAGGACTTTACCGACACCAGCGGTTCCCGGCCCATTGCCTGGTGGGGATTTTCGGAAACCACCGGCACGCGGGCCAGCACGGCGGGAACCGGGAACGGACTCGTCCCGAGCACAAATTCGCCGACGCGCGGGACTGGCCCCCACGGTCAGTTCTCCGCGGAGTTCGTCAAGGCGTCCTCCCAGCAGTTCACTCTGGCGGAAACCTCCATGACGGCCGATTTTCCCGGTCGGTCAACTGTGCCGAACGCATCGGTCACGGTCGGGGGCTGGGTCCGGGTCGACGCTGAGACGGCCGGCGACGGCGGGATCCTTTCCAAGGACACCAACTACCAGATCATGATCGAGGGCAGCGTTGTCCAGTTCCGGGTATTCGGGGCGAACAACGCCGGGGCGGCGGCCTCCGGGGATAGCACGACCTACAGCGCGGGAACCTGGAGGCATTATGTCGGGCGCTGGACGGCGGGTACCGGCGAGACCGTCCTGTTCGTCAACGGCGTCAAGAAGACCCCCGCGACGATTACCACCAGGAATACCTCGACTGGGGCCTTCCAAGTCGGCAACGCCACCTTCAAGTCTAATTTCGACGGCGCCCTGACCGAACTGTTCGTTTTCAATACGGCCCTGACCGATGCCCAGATCGCCTCCATCTATAACAGCGGGCTGAATGGCTCCAGAACGCAGGTCGGACCGACCTACTACTACAAGCCCTTTACATCGAAACCCGGCGGCGTCTTCAGCGACGGCAATCCGCTCAGGCTCGTTGACCTCAAGGCGGACATGGGCCTCGGCAACGAATGGTGGGATCCGGTCAACTTCAGGCAGTATGTCCGTCTTGCCGGTGATGACGCCCCTTCCGGCCACACCATGGAAATCGGGATAAGAACCTATCCCATGCGTATCCAGGGGACGGATCACTGGACGATCGAGGATATCTGGGTCAGAGGAGCCTACAAGGCAAATATTTTCGCAGACACGAACAACGACGGCATCGTCCGCCGATGCATACTCACCCACGCTTCCGAAAACGGCGTCCACATCTATACCCACACGAACCTCAGCACACAGGGGTTCGAAGTCAGCAACAACGTGTGCTATGCGAACGGCGCCTGTGGGATCACGGTTGCCGGACAAAACGCGATATCCATGGCTGGCATTCGCATCCGCAACAATGAAACATACGGCAACTGCTGGCAGCCGAGACGAAAAGAAAATGACGAGTTTTCCTTTACCGGTGGCATCCGGCCGATCGGCAGGGAGATAAACGACTGCATCATCGAGGATAACTACGTTCACGACGAGGGTATAGATGGCAACTATTCCCACGGCTGCGGTATATGGTTCGATACCGTAGGATTGAACTGTATTGCCAGGCGCAATCGTGTTGAGAGAACGTCATCCTGGGGCATCCAGATCGAGGACTGTAATTCCGTTAAAGCACACTCAAACGTTGTCGTTGGAACCGTTTATTACCCAGGCATAGCCATCATCAGGAACTGTGACAATAATCTCGTTTATAATAATACACTGGTTAACTGCCAAGGGGGGTTCAACTTCTCCAATGGTGGCGGCGGATCTCACTTCGCCGGGAACCAGATCTTCAACAACATCGTCAGCCAAACGACAGGCCGTGTCATCCTGGCGGATACCGGGGTCAATACCGCCGCGAATGTTTCCTTCAACAAAAACCTCTTTGGACCGGCCAGAACCAACTTCATCTACTGGAACGACGACTACTCCAGCTATGCGGCCTGGGAGCAGGCCCTGGATGGCGCGAGCAATTCGATCCAAGTAAACCCGACCTTTGTCAACGCCGCCGCTGGGGATTACCATCTTGCGGTTGGATCGTCCGGCCGGAGCGCCGGTGCCGCCTTGCCGGCGGGGACGCTGGATTTCGTCAAGACGGAGTTCTCCGGCACCCCCAGCGTCGGGGCGCTGGAGCTGTCGTCCGCGACTACGATCCTTGGAACCTCTGCGGTCCGTCTCTCCGCCCTGAGAGGGGCCGGCGTTGGAACCCGCGTTCTTCCCGCCCTGGTCGCCACGTCCGCCGTGCGCTTGATCTCCCTGACCGGAACCGGTTTCGGCACCCGGACGATACCGGCGAAAGATGCCACCTCCGCCGTGCGCTTGACCGCCCTGCGCGGAACTGCGACGGGGACCGCGAGCCTGCCGACCTTCAGGATTGGCGTCTCCGCCGTTTTCCTGACCGCGTTGCGCGGCACCGCCACCGGTGCCCGGACGATCCCGGCGCGGACCGGGACCTCCGCCTCCAGATGGCCGAACCTTTCCACGCTGGCCCTCGGGACGACCGGCACGACGTCCGCCAGGATCGGTGCCTCTGCCGTGCGCCTGACCGCCCTGCGCGGAACCGCCATTGGCGCCAGGGCCATTCCGACGCGCACCGGTACCTCGGCCGTCGTCTGGCCCAAGCTGTCCGTCTCCGCTCTCGGGACAGCCGGAAACCCAACCTCCAGGATCGGCGTTTCTATCGTTCGCTTGGTGGCGCTGCGTGGCCTCGGGAACGGCACCAGGACGGTCCCCAACAGGATTGGCACCAGCGCCATCAGGTGGCTGAAGTTCGTCCATGCCGCACTCGGACTGCGGACGGTTCCGGGCGGCTTCGACATTGTTCCCCATATCAATGCTCCGGCCTGGAGAACCGCTGACTTTGGCGACGGCAGCGCGCGGGTGTCCTGGCGTTCCGCCCTCGATCCGGGAGAGAAGAAAGCCTACACCATCAACTGTGGCACGGAACTTGCCGGGGAAAACCGGATCGAGATCGTCAACGTTGCCCTGTCCGGCCTGGCCGTGCTGGCGGGGCTCCGCATCCGGGCGATGAGCAACGACTTGACCAACGTCACGCTTTGGCTGGAGGTCAATGCTACGGACAGAACGCGGCCCAACTGGAACGGAGATGGAGAAACCCACACCCTGACTTGCACCATCGACGTCACGGACGGCCAGCGCTTCGAGCGGGACGTGGCCATCCAGATCAAGCAACTCGGCCAGTGACAGTATCCACCAATCACAAGACCCTGAAAGGAAGATGACATTATGGCCGTTCTCTATGACGTAATAGCGTTGTTTGAAATGCTGTATCCAGATATTCCTGTGCAGTATACTGTTCCATCACCAACGTGGGAGCAAGTAGATGTAATGGCAATGGAGCAAATTCCTCAATGGCAGGGAGTCAGAGCTATACTGGATACTATGGAATTCAAAATTACGGCTGGTGTTAAAACCATCTACCCTCCAACACAGCCGTGTGACGAAGAGGTTATAACTAATGCTGCACGGGGGGTTAATGTGACTGTTGGTGACTTTTCCAATCTTCCTTAACTAATCAGGAAAGATAAGACAATGGCAAATACCATGGATGTCGCCACCCTGTTCGCCCTGCTGTACCCGGACATTGAGATTGTCTACGCCAATCCGACGACCATCAGTGAATCGACCATGTCCCAGATTCCTCAGTGGAGAGGCGTGCAAGCACTGCTCTTGACGGTCGAACAGAAAATTTTGCAGGGAGTCAGGGTGAATTATCCCTTGGCCCAGCCGCTCAACGAGGGTGGTGTCCTTCAAACCCTGATAGAGGTTCCTGCCGTCACGCCGTAACAGGGAATCCGGAAGAGGCTTGGCCCCATGGTAAATACAAAGATCTCCGCGCTGCCCGTCGCGACCACCCCTGTCGCCGGAACAGCCAAAATCCCCATCGTCCAGGGCGGGGCCACCAAAGTCACGACGGCGGCAGATCTCCGGAACACGCCCGAGCCGTTTGTGATGACCGCGCAGGCGACCGGCAGCGTAACCGCGTCTGAGACGAATACGATCAAGATGTTCGCCAGATCCTATTCCGGGCGCATCATGCCCGAGTTTGTCAGCGAAACCGGAGTTGATTGCTTCCTTCAGCCATCCTTGATCAACAACAACCTCATGCTGTGGCAGCCGTCCGTGGGAACCGTCGCCGGCACGATCCTGGGGAACACATTCACGTCCGTGGGGACGGCGAGTCATCCGGTTCTTGCTTCAACCAATATACAAACGGCGATGCGTCGCACCAACTGGGTCACTACGGCGACAACGGCTGCTACCACCTGCGGGATACGCGGAAACGTCCCACAGATTTGGCGCGGCAATGCCGCGAACCTCGGCGGATTTCATGCATTTTTTCGCTTCAGCCAGAATACCAATCTGTTGGGACACCAGACATTCGTCGGACTGGCGGTGTCCACGGCGGTTCTGGGCGGGGACCCATCGGCGCTGACCGACATGATCGGTATCGGCTATGACGGAGCGGATGCCATCGTGAACGGCTGGCAGCTCATGCGGAACGACGCCACGGGTGCCGCAACGAAGGTATCCCTCGGATCCTCTGCTCCCAGAGACACCAGCACAGTCCTTGATCTCTCCCTCTACGCCCCGGCCAACGCATCGTTCATCGGGGTCCGGGTCTACAATCAGAGCACCCAGACGGTCGTTCTGGACAACGTCGCCTACACCACCGACCTGCCGACCAATACGGCGTTCTTGAACTTCCACGTCCAGACCCGCGTCGGCACCGCTGGAGCGAACCAGAATCTTCAACTGAATAAAATCTATATCGATTCCGATGTCTGACCGTCCCCATCCGGGAGCCGCGCCCATGGCCGATGTCCATATCCTAGAGATGCGGCACCCCCTCTGCCGGAGATCCGCGACCGGGACCGTCTTCCATGGGTGAAATCCTGATCCTGATGGAGAGCGGGGATACCCTCCTCGCCGAAGACGATTCACTTTTACAGCAAGAGCCGCCGCCTCCAGCGGAAAACTTTACGGATGGCACGGGGGTAAAGCCGGTCGCGTGGTGGTATTTCAGCGAGACTTCCGGCAACAGAGCCAGTTCTGCCGGATCCAGCGATGTCCTGGTCCCCAGCGCCAGCGCACCGACTCGCGGTACCGGGCCGCACGACTATTACTCAGCCGAGTTCGTCAAGGCATCGTCCCAGCAGTTCAATCTTGCCGATGCCAGTATGTCGTCGACCTTCCCAGGCAAGAACGGCCTGACGAACGGCGACTTCACGATGGGCGGCTGGATGCGCGTCGACAGCGAAACCAGCGGTGACGGCGGCATTTGGTCGAAGGACACGAACTTTCAGTTCGTTGTCGAAGGCCCGGTGATCTTCCGGATTTTCTCCAGCGGAAACGGTGCCACTGGCTATTCCTACGATGACGCGGGGATGTCCTACGGGACGTGGAAACACTATGTCGGCCGCTGGACGGCGGCAACCGGTGCCGTCGAGCTTTTTGTCAATGGCGTCAAGCAGTCGAGGGTGGATACCGTCTCCACCCGCAATACCTGGACTACCGATATGTTCGTCGGTAACGCAACCTTCAAAAGTAATTTTGACGGTGCGCTTGCCGAGCTTTTCGTCTTCGACAGCGCTCTCACGGACGATCAGATTCTATCCATTTACACGAATGGACTGGACGCGCGGCGAGCGGTTGTTGAAATCAGCGGCACCAGCGCTGTCATCTCTCCAAAGCTTACCGGTACCGCGTCCGGTTCAAGGACCATTCCGGACCGAACCGGCACAAGCGCCGTCACATCGCCTAAGCTTACCGGCACCGCAACCGCTTCAAGGACGATCCCAAGTAGGACCGGCACCAGCGCTGTCATCTCTCCAAAGCTTACCGGTACCGCGACGGCTTCAAGGACAATTCCAGACAGGGCAGGCACCAGCGCCGTCACATCGCCAAAGCTTATTGGAGCCGCGTCCGGTTCAAGGACCATCCCGGACAGGACCGGCACCAGCGCCGTTATATCGCCGAAGCTTACCGGCACCGCAACCGCTTCAAGGACGATCCCAGACAGGATAGGTACCAGCGCCGTATCCCTATTCCCTGTCCTCCACGTCGCCAACGTCCAACACTATGCTGGAAACGAGTTCTCCTACGAATTCTCCAGTGAGTTCACCGTTCAGACCATCGACGCACTAAGCGGCACGTCGGTCTCAACTCTTCCAAAAGCCACCACGACCGCGACCGGCGGCAGAAGCATCCCGGACAGGATCGCCAGCGGTGCCGTCACATGGACAAAGCTGACCACGGCTTCCAGCGCCAGCCGGACCATCCCGGACAGGATCGCAATCTCAGCCGTGACTTGGCCGAAGCTTACCGGCGTGGCGGCAGGTTCCAGAACCATCCCAAACAGGACAGCCACCTCCAGCGGAATACTGCCCAAGGCGACGGCGGCTGCGGCCGGAGCCAGGACGATCCCAAATCGGACAGGGACATCCTCTGCGACCTTGGTTGCCCTTTCCCAGACGGCGACGGGAAGTCGTCTGGCCCCGACGGTTATCGGCATCAGCGCATCCACGGTGCCAAAGGCAACGGGCAGCGGTGCCGGTTCCCGGACATCGCCGGCCAGGACTGGCACCAGCGCTGTAACGCTGCCGTTGCTTGGTCACAGCGCTCTGGGCGGGAGATCCCTGCCCGGCAACACAGGCGCCTCGGCTATCATCCTGCCAATCCTGACAGGCACCGCAGCAGGCATCAGAACAGTACCGGCACGCACAGGCGGAAGCGCCGTCGTCCTGTCTGCACTGACCGGCACCTCTGCCGGGACCAGGACGATCCCCCAGAGAACCGGCTCCGGCACCGCCACATGGCCCAAACTGACGACGGTAACCGTCGCCTCCCGGACCATCCCGGTGCGTTCCGGCACCATCTCCGTGACGTTGCCGAAAGCGACGAGCACCGCCACCGCGTTCCGGACCCTGCCCGACCGAACCGGCGGCAGTGCTGTCAGGTTGTCGTCCCTGGCAGGGGCCGGGACCGGCTCACGGACCGTCCCCGCCCTCTCCGGGAACAGCGCCGTGACGTGGGTTAAGCTGGCCGGTCTTGGCTCAGGAGGGAGATCTATCCCGACCAGATCCGGCACAAGCATTTCGATCCTGCGCTTTCCACAGACAGCGGCAGCCGGCTCCCGCACTCCTCCGATGCTGACCGCTACGTCGCTTGGGGCGCTGCCATTTCCCACTCACGGCGCCGCCGGTCAAAGAAGCCCGCCGGAGCGCATCGCCAGTTCAGGCGTCACGCTGCCTATGCCGACATCGTCGGCGACCGGGGCCAGGCAGCCTCCCGAGGCCATTGCGGTCTCCGCCGTCACGCTTCCCAAGCCGACCGTGGTCGCGATCGGCTCACGACAGCCCCCAGCAGCCGTCGTCACCAGTACCGTGACGCTGCCCACCATGACAGCGGCCGGAGCGGGCTCCCGCACGATCCCCATCCGAACCGGAAGTTCAAGCTCCACGGTCTCCAAACTGAGCCACTCCGCCACTGGACAGCGCGGTATCGGTGGACTCGATGGCCTCAGCAGCACCCGGTTCCCGAAACCGACCGGCACCGGCACGGGGTCCAGGACGATCCCGGCGCGGACGGGAACGTCGGCCACCATCCTGCCGTTCCCGCTGGTCTCCTCCCTGGGCATCCGGATCGCCCCGGCAGCCGTCGGCACTTCCGCCGTCACGCTGCCCAGGTTGGGCCATGCGGCAGCCGGAGAGGCATTGCTGCCCGGCATCTACGCGGACAGTTCCGTCACCCTGCCGACCCTCACCGGAAGTGCGGCCGGGACCCGCTCAATCCCGTCCAGGGTTGCCACCGGCTCTGTCAGGTTCCCGACCTTCCGCACCAGTTCTGACGGGTCCAGGACGATCCCGCAGCGGACGGGATCAATCTCCGGCGTCCTGCCCTTCCTGCGCTCCAGCGGACAGGGACAACCGTTTCCACCCGGCATAACCGGCACGTCTGCTCTTTCCCTTTCTCTCCCGGCTCACGTCGCGGACGGCGCCACCATCCTTCCGATCAGGAACGGCGTCAGCCAGGTTGTCCTGCGTCGTCCAACCCATAGCGCGGAAGGCATTACTTCCCTGCCGCTCCGGGACGCGACCAGCTCCGTTACCCTGCCCTTCCCCCATCATCAGGCGGCGGGGAGATTCGTCGTTCCGGGCGCTATCGACCTTGTCTGGGAAGTGCAAATGGAGGGCGGTACGCTGGCTCCGGACGCATCTCTGTCGGGAGCGGCATCCGTCGAGGTGGACATGGGCGGCGGGAAGTCTCCGGACGTTTACCTGATCGCCACCGTTTCCGCGGCCCCCCAGTAATTCGAGTAAGGACCATCCGATGGATTTCACGCTCTATCAGGGAGACACCAAGCGCCTTCACTTCTCCCTGAAGCGGGACGACGGAACAGCCCTCGAACTGACCGGCGCCACGCTGCGATGGCAGGCGTCCAAGCTTAAGGCCACCGGCGTATTTTCCTCGACTCCCGTCCTCCAGAAAACCGAAACCGACGGCATCCAGATCGACGACGAGACCGGCGGTCTCGTGACCGTCGTTCTCGAACCGGAAGATACGGTGAACCTCAGCGGTTTATTTTACCACGAACTCGAGGCAATCGATGCCAGCGGAGACGTGGCCACGGTCTTCACCGGAGAGTTCGAGATCAAAAAAGCCCTCATCAAACCCCCTACCTAAGGAACCCCAGGTCATGAACCTGATCACCCTGATCGTCGTTCTGGTCGTCGTCGGCGTTGCTATGTACCTGATCAACAGCTACGTGCCGATGGATCCGAAGATAAAAAACATTCTCAACGTTGCCGTCGTGATTTTCGTCTTGCTCTGGTTGCTCGTCACATTCCTGGGAGAAACAGGTATCGGCAATGTCGGGAGCACCAGGCTCGACTGAAGCTTGATGTCTGAAAACCATCTCCGATCTCTTGCCTGGAGCGCGCGGGGTTGGCTTTTGGAAAGGGCGGTTCCTCGCGGGACCGGCCTTCTTTTTGAGGATATGGAAATGGCGTTCATCGTCGAAACGGGTGTGGGGCTTGAAGGGGCAACGTCATACGTCACGGTCGAATTTGCTGACGGATTTTCTGCCTCCAACGTCGACGGCCAGGACTGGGCCGATGTTGACCTGCCAGACAAACAGATCCGCATCATCACGGCGACCCGCATGATCGATACCTCGTTCGATTTCTTCGGCCACCGTGTATCCAGGCTTCAGGGACTGGAGTTCCCGCGCTGGGGTCTGAGAGACCGGGATGGCTTCATCATCCCCGCCGCTCCGCTGCCGAACTTCCTCAAATGCGCCACCGCCGAACTGGCCCGCATCCTGGGAGGAAGGTTCGATGCCGGCGGCAGCGCCACGGATACCGCGTCTGGCTCAGCCTCCGCCGGAAACGTGGAGAAGATCGTGGTCGGGCCGATCGAGTTGACCATGGCCAATTCGTCCAGTACTTCGTCCGGCTCGACTACCGGCACCACCGCCACGACCGTTCCGGTGATTCCACGATCTGTCGTTGCCTGGCTGCTGGACTACAGCATCCCGCGCTTCGGATATGGCAGCGCCAGGCTCGTCCGATGAGCGGCAACAGAGGATGCCGGATCGGTCGAATCCGGTTCAAGTCCGGCGGAGAAATGCGCGTGCTGGATACGCCGCGCAACGGAGAGCCGGAGGTTATCGACATGCTGGTCGATCTGCTGAGCCGCGCTCGGTCCGGCAACGTCTCCGCCATGGCGATGGTTGCGGTCAGTTCCACGGGCACGGTCTCAACCGGCTGGTGCAACGGCGGCGGCCCCAACCATCACCGGCTCGTATCCGGAGCCGCCACCCTGCTCTGCCGCATCGGGGGAAACTGACATGGGTGTCCTCGACACGATCCGGGACGGCCTAGATACTGCATGGACTTCCCTGGGAGATCTTAAGCAGGTGGTCACGATCAGGCGGATCACGCGCGGTGTCTACAACCCCGCCACCGGGACCACCACGGACAACGTCGTGACCGCGACGCCGCTCTGCATCCTCAGCGGCTACAAAGCTGATCTCATTGACGGCACCGATATCCGGGTCGGGGACCTGCAATGCATTATTCGGGGAAAGGACATCGACTTTCGGCCCGAACAGGGGGACAGCGTGACCTTGCCGAATGGACAGGTCTGGCGGGTAATGCGGGCCACGGGCGATCTGTATTCGCCGCCGATCTATCACGAACTGATGCTCCGCCGATAAATCTGGACTAGGCATATTCTTTACGGTATATATCACCCCGCACAGGTGGGTCAATTTCGGCTCAGATAGGCCGTTTCCCCTGTCGGGCAAGTCCCGTTTCGCGTCATTCCGTGCCCAGAACACGGATCAAACTCCAGGGAGTTCCCCCTCTTTCCGCTTGGTGGAGGTTTCCCCCATGACCGTTCTTCAGTTCAAGCCGCGCGCCGCCCCAGTGCCGGTGACATCCCAAATGACGACCACCTTTACCGACCCCGTCACGCTCGTCCGGGGCTACGCCTACATCTGGATCAGCCTGCTGATCTCACCGTGGACGGCCTGTCTCCAAATGCTCGACGAGGCCAATGACAGGGACCGCGCAGAGGCGGGCCGCCGGGGCGGTGCCTGATGGCCGAGAACAGCGCCCGCGCCTTCCGGAGCCAGCTCAACAACTACATCCGGGACGCCAAGTTCGAACACATGCGCTGGGTCAAGCGCGTCGCCGCCGCCGCCCACCGGGCAGCCTACCGCCACACGCCCATCGACACATCCCGCGCCAGAAGCGGCTGGACCGCCAGTCTCGACTCCCCCTTCATGGGAGAACCAGACTACACGCCGGGCAGCAAGGGCAGCACCGCCTCAGAAGCCATCCAGATCAACGAAGGCAATATCCGCGAAGTCGCCGGGGCCTACACCTTCGGCAGGAAACTCTTTATTCGCAACAACGTTCCCTACATCGAGTCCCTGGAAGACGGCACCAGCCGCCAGGCTCCGGGCGGCATGATGAGCTTTGCCATCGATGCCGCTGTCCAAGAGATGAAGAAGTGACTCCCTCCGAAGCCAAGGCCATCCTGGAGACCGCCTTCAAGACAGCCTGGGGCAATACGACGCCGATTGCCTGGGGCAACACGACCCCGCCAATGCCGGATGCCAACTGGGTTCGTTTCACGATCATCCACGCAGACTCTGAGTTGCGCTCCTGGTCCGGCAATGTGGGCAACTACGATCGGCGCGGCATCATCTTCGTCCAGATCTTCGTGCCGCTCGGCAGCGGCACCCGGTCCGCCTCAGACCTCTCCCTGATGGTGATGAACATCCTGGAGGGCAAGACCTTCGGTGTCCTGACCACCGGAGCCGCGAGCATGCTGGAAGTGGGCCAGGGTGACGACGCTAAGGACCAGACACAGGTCCGCATTACCTTTGCCTACGACGAGCAAAAGGCGCTGTAGAGATGCACTTCAAGGTCAGTGACTGGATGGACGCCCAGGACCCGCAAAAACCATCCCACACGTGTCCGTGGCGCGTCCTCGATCCAACCACCGGCAGCCGGATCGCCGCTGTCAGCGAGTTCGACGACGACGAGGGATGGCTGCGCGTTTTCTGCCGATCCCCGAAACAACACGAAGCCCAGACCAACTTCTCTTACACCGCCAACGGTACCGACCATCTGGTCACCCAGATCCTGACCATCCCGTTCCAGGTCGTGCCCTACTATGAGGGCATCGACGATCTGCCAGAAATTTACCTGGATACCGTCCAGTATAACGGCGGGGATCCCATCGGTCCCTGGATTCCCAATACCCAAGCCTACCGGCATAACCCGTAACGCCTGAACCAAGCCAAGACACGACACGACCCCAAGCCGCTCCTTATCGGGGGCGGCTTTTTTGTTGCCCCCGAACCACAGGAAACACCAGCCATGGCACTCAGCAACGATATCGCCCTCGGACGCACCGGCAGCACATCCCTCAACGCCGCGATGACCCTGCCCACCTACACCGTCGCCACCCTGCCAAGCGCCGCGGCCCATCCAAACAGGCTGATCTGGGTGAGCAATGGCAACTCCGGTGTCGCCTGTGCCGCGATCTCCAACGGGACGTCCTGGCTGCGCATCGTTCCCGGCGTCGCCGTGGCGGCAAGCTGACCGCTAAATGACGGCAAAAAGTATCACTAAAAACGGGAACTTGAACACGGAAGATGGTATAATGCCGGGGCGCAAGACGGGCCGGGAGGGTGCTTACTACACCCTTCCGGACCTAACCACCAACCTGATGCAAGCAGGACAAAATGGCTTCCCAACTGATACCCGAAAATCGTCCCGTTGTCACCAAGGAGCAGGCGATAGCCTCCGGTGAGAAGAGATACTTCACAGGTGAAGCATGCTCCCGTGGTCATATCTCGGAACGCAACGTGAGTTCCAGCGCATGCCTTGAGTGCGCCAATGAAAATGCCGCAAAGTGGCGGAACGCGGATCCTGATCGGGCAAGGGCCACCTGGACGAAAAGCAACAACGCGACAAGAGATCAGCGCGTTGAGAAGAAGCGTCAGGGACGGGTTGTTCTGTGCCCGCACTGCCAGACACCAATTCCGGCACCGGTGCTGAAGCCTGGGGCGGTGCGGGCGTCACGTCCAAAGTACTGTTCCAACCGCTGCAAGCTTTACAGCAAGGTTGACACGACACCTGGGCGTGGCCCCAAGGGTGATTGCTGGGTGTTTACCGGAGCTAAGCACAAGTTCGGGTACGGGATGATCAACCAGTCTGACAGTAAAACGTCGGATGTCGTTACCGCGCATGTCTTCTCATGGGAGTTGGAGAACGGACCCATTCTGGATGGACAGTTCGTTCTCCATGAGTGCGACTATCCGCCGTGCTGCCGTCCTGACCATCTGTTCCTGGGAACCCATCAAGAAAACATGGATGACATGACGGGTAAGGGCAGGCAGATAGTTGGAGAAGAGAAAGCTCTGGCGAAGCTTACTGAAGATCAAATAAGAGAAATTCGGCGTGATGCCGGATTGTACTCAGATCGAGAGATGGCGGCCAGATACGGCGTTAGTCATAGCCTGATCCAAGGCATCCGCAAGAACCAGAGATGGAAACACATTCCCTAAACCCCCGCCCATAGGCAGACATCAGGAACCCCGCTCCGGCGGGGTTTTTTGTTGCCTGTTTCAACCCCTAAGTTGTATAGGAGGCTACTATCGCAACCTCGGCTTTCAACGCCCAAGGGACCATTATTGGTCGTGAGGGCTCAACCCCCGGAACGTTCGTCTCCATCGCTGAAGTTCGTTCCTTCTCCGGCCCTGGCGGTAGCGCCGCGATTATCGACGCTACGACGCTCCTTAGCACGGGTAAGGAGAAAGTCATGGGTCTGATGGATGAGGGCCAATTGACGCTCGAATTAAATTTCGTGCCAGGAGATACCGGGCAGCAAGCTTTGCTCGCAGACCGTGCAGCGCAGATCAGAAAGAACTTCAAGATCACCTTCTCAGACGTTAATAACGCGACCGGCACCTTCGCTGCCTACGTCATGGGCTTCACGGTCGGCGGCGGCGTTGATGCGCTGACGACGGCGACGGTTACACTTGAAGTGACGGGTGCGGTAGTATGGGATTTCAACCCAGCGTAGTATATCATCGCATTAAAGCAACCTGAGAGAACGCTCTCATGACAGATCCGATGATGCAATTCTTTGGCTACTCGCACCTGCCGGAGCATCTTCAGAAGATCAGCAAGCCGTTCCACGACATGGCCCAGCACATCGTCGAAACGCTGCCGTCCAACCCGGAGCGGACGGCTGGCCTGAGGAAACTGATGGAAGCGAAGGACTGCATCGTCCGGTGCAGTCTTTATCGGAACGTCGTGAACCAGCGTGCGGAACAGCAGAAACAGGAGAGGACCCTATGAGCGGCGCCGTGTACACCTGCCCGACCTGCGGCAGGGAAGTGGTCGGGCTTATCACCCCTGCCCATGAATACCTTTGCACCGGGGCACCGGGACACGGCCACGTGCCCGTCCCGGTCTCCCGCCTTGAGGACCGTGTTCCCGAGGATGCCGTCTCTGCTCCGGAAGGCAAGTAGCCATGGCGGCTTTCCTCCTGGGACAGCGCGTCGTGGTCAATGAGGGGTATCCCAACGGGATTGGGACCATCCACGGTGTCATTGGCGGGCCGGTTGATTTCTCGTACCAGGTTTTGATGGATCAGCGCGGCGAGGACGGCCAGCGCATCATGGCCATGTCCACCGGCCCGGACCTGAGCCCATCCATTCCGATCCTGCCGTACGAGGTTGGCCAGCGCGTGACATATTTCGGCCGGAGCTGTGTGGTCACGGACAAGATCGCGGAGACCAATCCGGCGGACCCCAGAGACGCCGTCCTGCGCGTGCTGTGCGACCAGGATCCGGTCGAGTGCTTCAGCGGGGTTGAACACAATTACCTCTTCGTTCTGCCGGCCTGGAAGCTTTACTCATACGCCCGCTGAGGTCGTTCCATGGCAACTGCCAACAAGTGGCTCACCGACGTCGACTATCCTGAACTTTGGGAGGCGATTGACGAGGCGCTGATCCTCACAGCGGCATGCTACCCTGAATCCGGGCTGCTCGCCGAGCGCTGGGTTTCCCTACCGAAGCGGGTGCGAGCGCACCTGCACGGCCAGCTTCGCGCCGCCCTTCGCCGGCGCATGCGCTGTCACCAACCCCCACCCCCACCAGAGAGTATCCCTTGAGCGATCAAACTGCGAACCCGGTTCGCGGCACCGTACCGATTGAGATCGACGGCGTCACCTACATCATGCGCCTGACATGGCACGGTGTGGCCCAGATCAGGGAGCTTTATCCGGATGGCTACGATCTGATGGACATGAAGACCCTGGCCACCATCATGGCGATCTGCCTGCCGGATCAGAAGGATGTCAGCGCCGAGTGGGTGATGGATCGGGCACCTCCGATCGAGCCGTCGATCGAGAAGGTGAGCGACATGATCAACTATGCGTGGTTCGGGACCAAGGAACCGCCTGAGGTCAAGGCCCCGGAGGCGGAGGAAAACCCTCCGAAGAAGACGGCGAAAAAGGTCTGATCGCCGTCATCAAGACCGCTTTTCGGGCGGATATCAAGACCGCGGAGTTCTGGAACCAAACCCCCTTCGAAACACGCCTGTGCATTGAGGCGCACAATCTCCTCAAGCTAGACGAGGATGAGAGATTTATTCACACAGCCTGGCACATCGGCTATTTCGGCCGCGTCAACCGCCTGCCCAATCTGTCCGAGGTCCTGGCGCCTTACCGTAAGGGCCTGAAGCCGAAGGACAAGACGACACCTACCGCTCCCGACCGTGATCCGAACATGAGCCGCAATCTCATGAACGCCCTGCTTCAGTTCCCCGCCGGGACCGTCCCCGGAGAACGCAGCAAACCTCCACCGGCCGAGGCTCCTCCCGCATGACCGAGCGCAACGCCCATCTTCAGCTTCTGGTCGATGGCTCCAGTGGCCTGAAGGCCATCAAAGCCATGGAAGAGGCCCTGGCGAAGCTTGCCAACAAGGCGGATGCTGTCCAGGGGTCTCTCAACAAGCTGGGCGCGCGCCGCGGCGGTGCTGGCGGCATCCCGAGAGTCACTCAGTCCCAGGCGTCTGCCGCCACGGCCCCGCTGGTCCAGGCGGAAAAGGACGTCACCTCGGCTAAGGGCAAGGAGATCATTGCCCGGTTGCGGCGGGAGCAGTCCTACCAGGACAGCCGCATTCGCATGACGCGAGCCGCCGCGAAGGTCGAGATGGACTCGGTCAACGCGACGATGGCGTTCCGCAACCGGATGAACGCCCAGAGGGAAAGGGAAGAAAAGGCTGTCGCCAATCGCAAGGCGGCGACTGACAGGGTTGCTGCCGCCGCGACAAGGACGACGACGGAAGCCAAGATCCCGGCCTCCCAGATGATCGGTCCGCGCGTCGAGACGATGGCCGATATCCAGCGTCAGTATCGGGCAGAGGCCAAGGAAGCTCGGGACCTGGCACGCGTCAAGCGGGAAGCCGCCAACGAACAGGCCAAGATGGACCGGGAAGCCCGCCGGGCGGCCACGGAAGCCCGACAGGCCCAGGACAGGCTGGAGAGACAGGCGCGCCGCGAAGCCAGGGAGTCGAAAGTCCCGGCCTCCCAGGTGATCGGTCCGCGCCAGGAAACGATGGCCGACATCCAGCGCATGCAGCGGGCGCAGGACAAGGTCGATCGAGAACTGGCGAACAACCGCGCCAGGGATATCCGGGATTTCGAGAGGAACAACAAAAGAGCCTACGACAGTGCTATCCGGGATGCAGAACGGCGAGCCAAGGCGGAGAAGAAATCCAGGCAGGAGTCCATCATCGGTCCCTCGTCCCCAGCCTTCGTGGGGCCGAGGATGGAAACACCGGCCGACCGCCAGCGTCTCGCCGCGGAACAAGCTAGACGTCAGCAGCTCCAGAATGCCCAGATGCCCGGCCTGCCGGCGGTTGCGAACAGAAGGATCACGTTTGGGTCAAACCAAAGGCCCGGCCTTGGCCTGACCCCGAAGATGCCTGACTTCAGTGCGGCCAGCCGCAGCGTCTCCGCGCTGTCCGAAAGCTTCAAGCGGCTGGAAGGCTCCGTCATGTCGGTCCAAGGCGTACTCACCAGCCTTGGCGTCGGCTTCGTGGCGAAGGACATCCTGCAAACCGGCATGTCTTTCCAGAACCTGGACAAAGGACTGGAGGTCGCGACCGGTTCCGCCATCCAGGGCAGGGAAGAGTTCAAGAGGCTGAGTGCGGAAACCGACCGTCTCGGCCTGTCAACGCTGGGAACCGGCAAGGAATACGTCAACTTCGTCGCCGCCGTGACCGGTAGCACGGTCAATGTCGAAAAGGCGAAGGAAACCTTCTTCGGTGTCGCCCAGGCAATGGCCTTGCTCGGGAGATCACCGGAGGGTGCACAAAGGGCTTTCAAGGCGCTAGAACAATTCGCCAGTAAGGGCCAAATACAATCCGAAGAATTGAAGGGTCAGCTCGCAGAACAGCTACCTGGTGCATTTGCCTTGGCGGCCAAAGCCCTCGGCATGACATCGGATGAGTTGAACAAGGCGATGGAGAAGGGCAAGGTTAGCGCCCAGGACTTATTCAACGTCTTCAATGACGCGCTCCGCAATAAATTCCCGGTTGACCGGATCGAGACCGCCAGCGCCTCGTTCATGCGCTTCCAGAACGCGATGGACAAGGCCAAGCGCGTGGTCGCGGACGGCGGTTTCCTGCAAGCGGCGGCGGAAGGGGCGGACCGGCTGGCCCAGTTCCTAAACAGCGTCGACGGCAAGAAGCTCGCAACAGAACTCGGCGTCGTGCTGAAGGACGCGGTGGACCTGCTGATCCAAGGCTTCCAGTGGCTGGTCGAGAACGTCGATACCGTCAAGACGGCGTTCAAGGTCCTGATCGGGATCAAGATCGGCGGCTGGATCCTCGGCGTCGTCTCTGCGCTGGCCCAGATGATCCTGACCTTCAAGCTGCTTGGTGCCACGATCCTCGGCAGCGCCCTGGTCGGCCTGCCGCTGCTCCTGGCCGGGGGCATCACGGCGCTCATCCTGATGAACAAGAGCGTCCAGGACGGCAGTGCCGCATGGGCGGACCATGCCGTCAAGATGCGGACGATCCAACAGCTTCACGATCAGCTCAAGATAGCCCAGGGTGACGAGCGCCAGGCGATCAAGGACAAGATCACCGCTCTCCGGGACGAGGCCAAGGCCGCTGTCGTGGCCATCCAGGAGCAGATCGACAAGCGCAAGGAACTGCTGGCGCTGGAACAGCAGGCGAACCCCGGCGGGCCTATGTCCGCCTTCGGGCCGATGCAGGACCAGACCGCCGCTTACGGCCTCCAGGACGAGGGCGCGCTTAATCAAAGCCTGAAAGCGGCGCAGGATGTCGTCACGAGTACAACCAATGTCCTCGAGGGAAAAACGCCTGAAGGCAAGCGGACACGTGGCTCGCCGAGTGCCGGGACCTCGAAGGGTGCCGCCACGGTCCAGCCGGTCAAGATCCCGCCCGCGCAGAAGGTCACCGGTGAAAACATCGGGGAAAAGTTCGCCCAGCAGAAAAAGGAACTGACGGAAAGCGTCGCCGGTCAGACCGCCCTTGCCAGCAGTTACGCCCTCGGGACCGATGCGGTCGAGAAGCAAATCCGCTCCATGGATATCCTGAACAAGGTTCAGGCGCTCAATCCAAAATACTCCAAGGCCCAGGTGCGGGAACTCGAGAACCTAATCTCCGCTCTCTACGACGCGGAGCAGGCCACCAAGTTCAATGAAGCCGTCTCCGGCATGGATGAGGCCCGGTCCCAGACCATTGCCCTCACCGACGCTACCATGGCCCTGGCGCATGGTACCCAGGGTAGCTCCGAGGCCATGATCGACGAAGAGGCCAGGATCAACGCTCGCAATGCGGCAATCTCCCTGGGAATCACCCACGATGAGGCACGGGTTGCCTCCCTCACGGACCTGTACAGGGCACAGGCCAGGGCCAACCGGGAGTCGGTCAACGCCGAGGCAATCAAGGTCATCAACCAATCCACGGAAGCCACTAACAAGGAGACGGAAGCCCTCTCCCTTCTCGGGGAAAAACGCGCCGTCGTGATGGCTACCCTGGAAGAAGAAGCCAAGATGATCTCTGAGAATATCCCGCTCAACACCGCACTCGCGCAGGAGCGGCTCAAGGCTGCCGGAGAGGGTGCTCTGGCCGAGAACAGGAACAAAGGACAAGCGCAGTTCGAGGACACTAAGAAAGAAATTGCAGCAATCGGCCTCTATTCAGAAGCTATGAATCTGAATGGGGATGCCCATATCCGGCGCAACGCCGAGATCGCCAAGATGATCGAACTCGAGAACGCCGCGATGTCGTCTACCGACGCGCTGGGACAGGCCCTGGTCCGGCAGGCCGGCGATGCCGCTGTCGCCCAGGAGGCTTTGGAGAGGCAAAAGGACGCTCTCTACGATCTGGCCAACTCTGGCCTGACCACGACGCAGCAGATGCGCTCGCTGAGCTACGACGGCCTGATGCACATGGAAGATGCGCTGGTCTCCCTGATCACCGGGACCAAAAGCGTCAAGGAAGCCTTTCACGACATGGCCAAGGCGGTCGCCAACGACTTGGCGCGCATGGCCGTCCGGCAAGCCATCACCATTCCGCTTGCCGGTATGCTCGGGATGGGCATGCCCATGATGCACGGCGGCGGCATCGTCGGCAAGGAAAGCACCGGACCCCGAATGATGCCGGGTTCCATCCCCAAAGCGCAGCGCTACCACTCCGGCAAGATGCCAGGCATCGGTGGCGGCGAAGTGCCAACGATCCTGAACCGCAACGAAGGCGTTTTCACGCCCGCCCAAATGGCGAGCCTCGGCCCGGCCGGTGGCGGCACCACCAGCGTCTTCTCCCCGGTAATCCAGGTCACCCAGCCCAAAGGGGCGACGGACGCAGAAGGCCAAACTTTTGGCAAGGCAATCGTGCGGCAGATGCAGCAAATGGTCGATGACAGGATAGGCCACGCCTACCGTCCCGGTGGTATTCGCAATCAGTCCGGAATGTAACAAATGGCCCAGACCTTCAATGTCGCGGAAGTCTCTTACTCCCCGTCCGAAACCAGGGAGCCGCGCGTCACCTCCGTCAAGTTCGATGACCAAGGATACGAGCTTCGGATGAGACGTGGCCTGAACGCGGACCTTCAGCAGTGGGAAGTCCCGATCAATGTAATCTCCGTCGCCAACGCAAATGTCGTCGAAGGCTTCCTCACGGCCCATGGCGGCGTTGACTGGTTTTGGTGGATTCCGCCCCGCCAAACCGTAGCAAAAAAATTTATCTGCAAGAGATGGTCCCGTGAACCGGTCAACGGATCTAAGCACTACGACAAGATGTCCTTGTCGTTCCAAGAAGTGGTCGACATTGTCGGCTGATATCCGAAGCAAAGAATGAGTTTCAAAAATGGTCGCCCCACTCGGTAGATCACAACAGCTCACGCCCGGCACCCTGATCGAGTTGTTCGATATCAACATGGCGGAGGTCGGGGGAGGCATATACCATTTCACCCCCGGCGTCCTCGGAAGCCGCAAGCCGATCTGGAAAGGCACCACCTACGAGCCCCTTCCAATCAGCGCCACCGGCTTCGAGAAGAATGGCCGGGGAGAGCAGCCGACACCCACCCTCTCCATGCCCGCCACCCAACTCATCATCGCCAGCGTCATCGCCCTGGACGACCTGCGCCGCTCCAGGGTGACCCGCTGGCAGGTCTACGAAGACAACCTCGACAACGGAAGCTTCCCCTACGACAGCTACTATCCGCCCGATATCTACATGATCCAGCAAAAAACCAAGCACAACACATCAACCGGCATTATCGAATGGCAGTTGAGTACCGGGTTGGACCTCTGGGGCGATCAAGTTCCAAGACGCCCTGCAACTCAAAAAGTATGTATGTGGCGATATCGCACATGGAATGGTAGTAAATTCGACTATACCAGAACAACTTG